GCAATTTGTAAGTTCAGTCCCCGCTTGCAAGGTTTGTAACGGTGGATAAGTTCGCAACCACGAAATCCGCTACGTTTCATACCGCCAGCCGTTATAAGCAAGCTGCTACGTTCCTGCTCCGAATGAAAGTTCCCCATTGTTCAGCCATAGCTTTTGCCACACCACTAAAAGTTTTTGAGCTTTCCTTTGCGTTCTTTGAAACTCCTCTGCTATAACTTTGTCCTCGTTTCTTTCCTCCTGTATTGCTCGGTAAATACGGCTTATAATTGCTTTTAATATCGGTCGGCTTTAATAGTGGCAAATTTTTCAACCATAATAAAGTTCGTTTACTGTATTCGTGTCCATATTCGTATGGCTGTATCGCTTGGCTATGTTTTGGCAATTCAACTACTTTTAATGGTGCTGGGTTTTCAACTGCAATAAGTTCAATCGGTGCATTAAGTAGTTCCAAAAACATAGCTTTAGCTTCCATTGCTTTTGCGTATCTATCTTGGCACAAATTACCTGCCGTTGGATACATCCATCTTGCTCCAGCCCTACTCATATAAGTGCAAGGTGGGTGTGCAATCATCATATCATATTTGCCACTATAAGCCTCTTTAACTGCATCGCCTACAATGTGCCATTCGGGTTTTCCACCGCTACATTCTTGTAGGTCGCAACTATAAGCCTCAAATCCTAATTCTCGGAAAGCTCTGCAAACTTCTTGGCTCTCCTCACAAGCTATTAATATTTTCATTTCAATTAAAGTTTATCGTTAATAATCCGCAGCCAGCTTATAACAGCGTATATAAGAAATGGCACAGAAACATTTGTGCTTAATTTTAACATTCTACAAGTGCCACTTCTCATATACGCAAACCGTTATAAGTAATAAAATAAAAACTACTTACTACTATTAATTTCCTTAATCAAAATTTGAATTTCTTCATTTTTACTTTCTAACTCTTTTTCAAGTGCTTTCTGAAATTCAAACTTTTGTTCTTCTGTCAACTCATTCAAATTTTGAATGTTAGTTTGTCTAAATTCTGCTTTAATTTTCTTTTTCATAATTTTACCGTTTTTATTTTACATACTTATAACAACAAATATAAAACATTTTATTCGTTTTTCAAAATAAAGTTTATACTAATTGTTATATTTATTCATTCTATTTAAGTTTTGTGTTAAAACGTTCGTTATATGCAATGCTACGTTTCTGCTTCGTATTAAGTTTTTTGGTTATAATCTTTTTGTTTTATTTTTTAAAACCCTCGATTTTTTTGTTTAATCCAATCAGTATAATTTATTTTATGTGTTTTTTTAATAAATTCTTTAGGTATTTGTTGCATCAATGCAAACCAAGTAGAATTATCTTTCATTTTTTGCCCTTTCCATAAATATGGATAACCATCCCATCTATCATTTTGTTTATTAGGGATTTCAAACTCAACAACATAAACATTATTATCATTTTCATCAGGATGTGCATGAAATAACGCACTTTCAAAATCAGTTGAAACCATATACCAACCTTGATTATAACCAGACTTATCAATTAAACCATTTCTTTTTATGTCATTAACAAATTTTGGTTTTATTCCATGATAAACGGTAATTATATTGTTATTAATTAACTCTTCATTTAATTTATCACTTTTAAATGATTTGAAGATATATCTATGAAACTCATCATAACCCATATTTGGTGCTATTATCTTTATGGGATTAACTTCTATTTCTAAATTAACATTAAGTGGTTTATTTAAAATTTTAGCAGCCATATATCTATGATGTCCATCCTCAATATAGAAATCTTTTTTATGTTTATTATCTTCCCAATATGAAACATCAATTGGTTCTGATAAATCTACTTTAAAAGCCCACTGTTTTGGTGTTAATCCGCTTTTATTTATCTCCCATTTAACATTTTCTAAATCATCTTTCCATTTTATTTTTAATTGATTTGGATTGAGAGTTTTTATATCTTCTTCTGAAAAACCATGTGCTAATCTATCTAATAATTCAATTGAAAGACCCCCACTTCTAAGTAAATCTTCATCCGATTTGAATTTGGATAATTCTTTTTTTAAATCACCAATAAAATCAGAATTTAAATTAAAATTATCAAAGGTAATTTGTTCATTCAAATATTCACGTATACTAGTTGCTATAAATTTTCTTAATTCCATATTAATAAATAGTTTTATTCTATATATAAATATTCAAATTTTAATTTCCCACCCACAAAAATAAAACAAAAAGGTTCATCTCTCGTATCAAAGTTTGTAATATATTTCCGCACTGCATATAACAAGGTGTATAAAACATAGCCAATTAAGGTTAGTGGTTTATATCAAGTGTTGCGTGTGGCTACGTTTCATACACCCAACCGTTACCAACAAGGCGAGGAAAGACAACGAAGGACAAACTTGAGCAGAAATGATTGAATTGAAAACGAAATACTAGAAAAGCGGAATGACTGATTTGAAAGGAAAAAGATTTAGTTTTTTTTGCCGACCCACAAGAAAGAAAAACGGAAAACCGACACACATTTGGCACATTGTCATTTGCCCGAAACACAAGCCATTGCTTCGCAAAAGCCAAAGAGCCAAATTTCCCCATCACAAAATATTTCCTAAACTATACTTATAGTCCGTTGTATGATAAACTACAATTGTGCAATTTTGCACTTGTGGACATTAAAGAAAAAATAGGAATAAGATTAAGAGAATTAAGAAAACTAAAAGGTCTTAGTCAGGAAAAGTTTGCATTTGAATGTGAACTTGATAGAACCTACATTGCAAGTATTGAACAAGGAAAAAGAAATGTTTCCGTTGCCAATATTGAAAAAATTGCAAAAGCATTGAATATGTCCGTTTACGAATTTTTTAAATCAGATTTATTCAAGTAAAATGGACATTAAAACATACGAAGAATTAATAATTGCACAATTAAATGATGTAGTTGAACAAATAATCAACAGTAGCCCTAAATTAGCAATCGCTGTAAAAAAAGGAGAACGAGTTGGTGATGGGATAAGCAAATATCTTGAAAATAAGTTTGTTGATTTTACAAAAACACACCAATATTTTAGAGACTCATTAGCTTCGCCAGAAGGAAAAACAAAGAACCCCTTTGATGTTCAAACCTTTTTTGAAATTAATAATCATCGTGAATTACTTTGGATTGACTTCAAAGCAATAAATGTAGATAATGATGACACAAATCCAGATAGTGGAACTCCTGCCAAGGTATTGACATTGATGAATAGCGGTTATTTTTATTTGGTATACATTCTTGTTTACTATAAGGGAAATGATACAGGATTGGAGTTTGTAAAACACAATGATTTAGTTGTTAAATCATACTTTCTGAAAGACGTTAGTAATACAATGAGAATAACACCCGCAAATCAAATGCAAGTGAATGGGTTTGCACCTCCATCCTACAGAACTAGAGAAGATTTTTTAGAATTTTTACTTCAGAAGAAAATTGAATCTAATGAAAGAAAATTAAAAAAGGCAAATGAACAATTAAAAAATTTGCGTCAAGGAAATTTTAAAACCGATTTGTCCATTGATAAACTCAAAGAACTTAATAAATTGCAAGAAGATAAAATTAAAAATCTTTAATCCCTTTCGCAATTGTTTCAATTTCAATTTCATTTAACTCATAATATTGATATATCAAACTATTCAACTTATCTGATATTTCGTTCTTTCTTGTTGGATATTCATAGATTTGTTTACTCAAATCACCAAATTGTTTCTGTAAAATTTTATCTTCAGGAATAAATATTGTTCCTAAATCAGATATTTTAATTTGTGGTTGCTTGCCTTGTGAATAACGAATTATATTCATCTGCTGGGAATAATATGTAATCAAATCTGTATTCAACCAACCACACAAAAAGTACAGAAATTCTATTGTTTCAGGTTTATTATTTCGTAATGAAAATACATACAGACTATTGTTTGCGGAACTTTTATTTAAGTCAACAGTTGAGATTATTTCTTTAGCAGACTGGCGAATGTATAATTTAGGGTTATTATAAATTATAGTTTCACCAAGTCCTAGTCGTTTCTTATTTTTTACACCCTCCTTTTCAAGTTGTATTTTCAATTCGTCATTAATAGAATCTTGAAGCGGTTTATTGTAATAGAAGTATTTTGTAAAATTTAATTTGCCATATTTTTCAGAAAGTGCTTTTGAACCTTGGTAATAGGGATAAATCAGGGTTTCATCTTTTCCTGTATAATCTTGAAAAGTAAATTTATCTTCCATGTCAAGCAGCATTACACATGTTCTAAGGTTTTTATTAGGGAACAACCCCATTAAAGTTTTGTCTTTCCTTGCAATTACCTTATCAATGATTTGTTTTGAAATACCACAACCATTATATCTAAATTTGTATTCGTCATTTTTATTCAACCAACTTAATTGTGGTATAAAATAACTATTTTGAGTTTTATGGTCTTGTATCTTAACATCGTTATTCTTTAATCCATTTGATTTTACAATTTTAATAATAACTTGTCCGCTTGCAACATCAAAATCTTTAATATTTACATGTAATTCCAGAATTTTTGTTTTGTCTAACAAATATTTTCTTGTATGCTCATAAGCAGTTTCAAAAAAAGATACATCAATAATAAAACTCAATTTCCCATTCTCTTTAAGAAAATCTAGTGAGTGTTCTAAAAACAACATAACCAAATTTATCTTACCGTTTTTTACAGAATTAGGAAACTGATTATAATTTTTCAAGTAATTTATGCGTTGTTCTTCGTTTTGCTTTTTATCTCTTCTACCGTATAAAGTAACATAAGGTGGATTTCCAATAACATAATCAAACGAATTATAAAGATTAGTAAACGGTGTGTTTTTAGGTATATCAAATAAGTTTGTTTCAACTGGTGCTTTATCAGTGAAATCCCATGTAATAGAATTAAATGTACCTGTATATTCTATCCCTAAAAGGAATTTGTAAAGTGATTGAATATTAGATTTTGTTTTTTCAATCATTTCTTCTTGTACATCGACAAAGAAAAGATTATTTGAAATAAATCCATCAATCAACTTTTTATCAGGAAATTTTTGAAATACATCAGCAATAATTTTTAAAATGAAAATACCTTGACCACATGAAGGTTCAAGAATACGCTTGCTAAAAATATCTGAGTCAATTTCAATGACACTTAAAACATTTTCAACAGTATTTATAGAATTAGTAAGAAATACTCCATTTTGCTTTCTGTGCTTTTTATCTAAATTCTGTTCAAATCCAGTCTGCCCTGAAATAATCTTGTTTAGATAAAAAGTAATTTGCTTAGAATTAATATTTTCTTGTATTAGCATAACTTTTTCAAATTTGTACAAAGATATGAAAAAATTTTCAAAAAATATTAGGATTCATGAATAAAATTTGTGGGATATATAAAATAACATCACCTTCAGGTAAAATTTATATTGGTCAGTCGAAAGATATAAAAAAAAGAATATATCATTATAATGGTAAATTAGGTATTGGTCAACCAAAAATTCATAATTCAATAATTAAATATGGTTGGAATATGCATATATTTGAAGTAATTCATGAATGTTTGGAATCTGAGTTAAATGATTATGAAAAATATTATATTAAATTTTATGATACATTTAATACTAAACATAGTTTGAATTTGAATGAAGGAGGTAACACAATAAAAATGTTAAATGAAACAAAAATAAAAATAAGTAATACTCTTAAAGGAATTAAGCGTTCTAAAGAAACAAAAATAAAAATAAGTAACGCTAAAAAGGGAGTACACACATATTTTCCGTCAAAACAAACCAGAGATAAATTATGTATAGCAATTAAAGGTTTAAAACGTTCTAAAGAGACTAAAGAAAAAATGAGTAAAAGTAAAACAGGTCTTATTCATACAGATAAAACAAAATTAAAAATAAGTAAAACTAAAAGTAGTGTATATAAAATTTATAACCAAAATAATGAATTATTTCATAAAATACATGGAAACATAAAAAATGAATTAAAGAAACTAAACTTACCAGAACACAGTTTTTGTAATACATATAGAAATAATGAAAAAATAAAAAGGGGTAAATATTGTGGATGGTATATAATTAAATCAATATAATTAATAATCAACTTTATTACACAATATTGTGGCTGTTTTTGTTGGACGTGTTAATGATGTATAAAAAAGTTGATTTCGTTCCTTTAATATCCAATTTTCTTCAATATCACTTAATATTATAACAACATGTTCATATGTAGAACCCTGTGCTTTGTGACATGTTAAAAAGTATCCATAATCAATATCTTTAACTATAATATTTTTATTATCCCTATATTGACCATTTCGGTACTTATCAATTGTTTTCATCAAAATATTATGTCTACGAAATTCATAATATTTCGCCCACATTTTTTTATTATTAATACCCATGTCTTTAAAAAAATCATGCATTTCACCATATAAATGTAAATTTTCTTTATCATTTGTATTAATAATAAAAATATCTTCAAAATTGAAATGACCCCAATTTAATTCTTCTTTTAATTTAACTCTATAACCTTTAATACCATATTTGTTTTCTTCTAATTCAGATTTTTCAACAATAAGGTAATCACCAGAATTTTTTATAATAATATTTCTTTGTTTTTCATCAGTAATTGTTCGATACCCCATAATAATATCGTTTAATTCGACAACATCGGTTTTGTTACCAAAAATTGCTGTTCTAATAATTTTATTTGATTTGATTACCGTATCATTTTTCCATGCAATACCTCTACAATAATCAATATCTTTTTTAAAATCATCTGACATAAATTTATCTAAAATGATATTTTTAAATTTCCTTTTATCAATTATAAATTCAATGCCTTCACCTAATTTGTTTCGATTTGTTTTCCTGAGAAATCCACCATCAATAGCTGTTAAATTATTTCTAACATTATCTGCAACAAATAATATTGGGTTGGTATCTTGTTGTCGTTCAATTTTTGTTAGATAATATTTTTCAACATTAATATCATTAAATACCACACTTTCTTTTTCACCAACAGGCGGTATTTGAGCAATATCACCAATAAATAGTACCTTAGTTTTATGATTTTTAACTTTTTCTTTTATTAAATTATATAAATCAATATTAATCATTGATGCTTCATCAATAATAACTAAATTATAATTATTAATTTTTGGTAATGCAATTGGGTTAAATATTGGTGAATTAGGATTAAAATCCGAAATATCAATATCTGGTCTTAATCCTAATAATGAATGCAAAGTTTGACCATCTTTATTAGTTATTTTTTGAATAACTCCAACAGCTTTATGTGTTGGTGCACTTACTACTACACCATAACGATAATTATCTAATATTTTTTTTATTATTGTAGATTTTCCTGAACCAGCAGGACCACTCAAAGTAAAGAAAGTTTCACCATTATTTAACCAATGATTTATTTTTTTCAACCCATCAAATTGTTCTGAATTAAATGTAATGATTTTACCATTAGGTAATTTCAATTGATTATCTTCCATTATTTTGTGTTTCTTTTTACAATTTCAATAAATTTAATTAATTCTTCAAATTCAAAAATTTTAATTGAATTAAATTCAAAAAATTCAATAGTGTAATTACCATCATTTTCATCACTAGCATCTGAAATTAATAAACACTGACCATCAATATTATATGTGTAATAATAAAATCCTTTTTCAGTACCACTTTGTTCTGGTGTTGAATATACTTCTTCAAACCCTAATGCTAATAATTTTTCTTTAGTAATGTCTTTCATTTTTTGCCTTTCTTTTAATTCTTCTATATTTTTTTTCACTTATTTCAACATAACCAGTTAAATCTAGATTTTCAATAGGCTGACCATCTCGATAATAGTTAATTGGAAAATCAATACTTGTTTCAGTAAATTCTTGACTTTTAATAATATCATTAGTATTTGAATTCTTATAATATTTATAAATTGTTACCATTATTTCTTTTTATTTGAAAAACCCACTGAAGTTCCTTTTGAATCAAATTTACTACTTGATATAAAATTTTTCATATCTCTTAAATCATCAACCACTTCATTAACTGTTTTATTAAAAATATAAATTCCTTTAATCAATTCACCAAGATGTGCTAAAGTAAGACCTTCACTTTTTTCAACGAGTTCATTAATATTAGTTTTTTTCAAATCATCAGGAGTAATTTTATTTTCAAAATAAAATTTTCTCACTGCAGCATTAGGCGGACCGATATAGTATCGTTTATCAAATCTCGATGGTCTATTTAATATTCTATCTTTAAGATTCTCAGGATAATTAGTATTGCCAATAAAAACTACATTATTCGTTTGATTTAAACCATCAAGAATATTTAATAAAAGTGTTTCATTTTCAGTATTTCTTAATAAACCATCAAGGTCTTCAATTAATACTAAAACAGGTACATCAGGTTGTATTCTTTTTAAAAGATTAGGAACTGCACTAGCATAAAAATCTAACATTCTTCCATTATTTATTGAAAAAACAATACCATTCATTTTAGTTGTAATATAGTCTGTAAGTTGAGCAGTTATTGATGTTTTTCCACATCCCGGTTCACCAAACAACAATATCCCTCTTTTATATGCATATTTATATTTATCAAATAAACTTTTATTTTTCCAAAAATACTTAATATCACCAATTATTGAATTAAAAGTTGGATTCGGTAACTCTAATAACTCATCTAAAACAACATTTGTTTTTATGAAATAATATTGACTTCTTTCATTTGACCATAAAATATCATATTTACCACCCGGTAATTCCTGCATTAATTCAATTTTACCAACAGGATGATATACATTATTAGCTTCCTTTAACCATTGACAATACCCATCATTTTTAACTGGTTCTCTTTTATCTAGGGCTTCATAAATTTCCTCTTTAATTTCTTCATTAATTAAATCTAATTCATAATCATTTTCATCTTCAGTAATTTTCATAAAATATTTGTTTTTTATTAATTCTTTTTATTTTTAATACGGAAATAATAAAATTATGTTACAACTAATCCCAACATTCATCAATTGTTGATTGTTGATGTGGTTGTCCCCATTTAACAAATTTTTTTAAATCCTTAGGTTTAAGTGGTGAAATTAATGCTTTAACTGCTTCAATTTGTTTTTCTTTATCAGTTTCACCAATGTAATTCATATTATCAATTAGTTCGACAATATCTTTACAAAATTCATGTTTTGTCATTTTTACGTTTTTGTTTATTTAATTTTTCTTTAAGACTCCATATTCTCATACAACCAAGTCTAGCTGCCTTTAATACTTCATTTTCAGTTAATCGTTTAGCACCAGTTTTTCGTTTTGCTTCTCGATACATGGAAGTATGGTCATAATATTTTCCATATGATTCGTATTTTTCAACGATAAGAATTCCAAATTGTTCTGGAATATGTTCTTCACAAGTACTTAATAATTCTTTAGGTATTGCATAATATAATTGAACAATTCTATTTTTTCTATCAACGTGATTATGATATTTTTTAAAATCAGCGAGAAGGTCAGCTTTAGTTCTTTTTATTTCAACTTCAAATGCATATCGACCTTTTCTAATGAAAAAAAGGTCACATTCATGTATTCCATCAAAACCCCATGAAAGATTTGGAACGATAATATGTTTTCTAATTCCAAAATATTTAGCGATGCTAACTTCCATTTCAGCAGTTGTTATTTTAGGTATTTTAACATTTCTTTTTCCTTTAACTGCCATTATTAATCAAATATTGATTTAAAATTTTCTCTAAGTTTCTTTAGTGTTAAGATGTTAATGGTATCATGTAAAAAATGATAATGTTTTTTTATTAGTATTTTTATTGATTCAGCATAACAATTATCAAACACTTTAATAGTATCATGTTTCCAATAATGATTTTTAGTTTTTTCAGGGTTATCGTAAATATCAGCCAAATAATTTAATGCAACTCTAATTATATCTGTTTCAGTAACATATTTGGTTTTAAATTTCTTCCATTCATTACCACAGTTATTACAATGATTTACTTCATCGGTATTAATATCTAAACCACCATTAATTGAACCAAAACCAAATTTAAAATCACCATCAATATTTATTTTACCATTAACATCTTTTATTTTATTAACAATATTTGTTTTATTTCTACACATTGGACACTGTCCATCATGAGCATATTGATTTTCTTTTTGTTCTTTGTATTCAACATTAGCGATAACATCACAACCAGACAATATTTTTTCAATATCCTTCTTAATTATATCATTATCTTTTTTTGTTTTAATATTTAATATTTTACGTATGTTCATTATGCTAATTTTTTATCTTTAATTAATTCACGTAATAAAATGTTCTTAATTCTAATTTATTTTCCATATATTTTATGTTTAATATAATTATTATTAATATTTTCTAATTCAGTATATTTTATTCTTATCATTTTAATGTTATGATTAATACAATACTCATTTTTAAATTTATCAATCTTTTGTTGTTCAACAAATCTTTTTTTACCACCCCAATTTTTTATTGGTTTAAAATACTGAATCCCATCGTATTCAATAATGGTTTTTAATTCATTATTTTCATTAAATATTGCAAAATCAAATATTGGAATACCATTATGTGGTGTTTTTAAATTTTTAATAACATATTGTGGTTTAAAATTGACATTAATTTCTTCTAAAATATTATTTATTATTGTCTCGCCTTTATTTAATCTACATTTAGGACAACCTCTACCTTTAATTATATTACGTGCAACAGATGACCATTCATATTGACATTTATTACATTTTAATAATATCTTATTATTTCCTGACACATATTTTCCAATAACAGTAATTCTATTATTATGTTTGATGTTAACTTCAGCAATATATTCATCTTGTTTTTTTACTGTTGATATTCTATTCTTCAAATGACCACACTTAGGACATCCATGTTTAGCTAATAATGATTTGGCTTCAGGATTCCAAATGTTATTACATACATTACACTTAACTTCAATTTTTTTATAAGTACCATTATATTGACCAATAATTCTAACAGAATTCCCCAAATATTATAAATTTCCAATAAGTATTGTTTATGTGATTTAGTTCTACTTTTTTCCTTTTTATTTTTTTTCCTTTTTTCACATTTAATACAACCTAATTTTCTAGTACTATTTAATAATTTATAAAATGATGTAAATCTAATACTACCACATTTTTTACATTTAAAATTAGTATTATTGGTTAAACCTACATATTCTCCAATCAATATTATATTTGGATTATGATTATTTAACCTGATAATAGCATTTTCTTTTAATATTTTTTTCATTTTATATTTATTACAAATACAATTATTCAGTAAAAAGACAACTGAATTACAAGTTATATCTATTAAATAGTTTTTAATTCTTTCATATATGATTTTTGGGGGAAGTTAGTGATAATAAATTATTTTTCCAAATTTGATTAATAGATTATTTCTTTTATTAATTTAACTTTATCTGTTTTTATTCGATAATTATTTTGAAACAATACAATACCTGTTTCACATTCAAATATTTTAGCTTTACCATATTTCTTTTCAAAATATTTTTTTAAACCACGAGCAGCACTTAGTTTTTCACAACACCAAATTCCACCAGAATCTTGTTTACTTTCATTGGGATTGGGTTCATGCATCCATTTATTAATAAAAAATTTCATAATGTTAGGATTTTTTCTAAGTCCCAATGATTCTTGATTTTCTGTTACAACTTTATACATACGCTTTGCCTTCAATATTAAGATAAATCAGGAGTAAATGAGTCCAGAAATTCTTGATTTTGACTAAATGTTGGACAGTCACGAATAATCCATCGTGTTCTTTCTACTCCATCTTTGTCATATTTTTCTTTACAAACAAACCTACCACGTTTAAATATTGGTTCATAGTCATTCCAATTAATACCTTTTTGAAAAATCATTTCTTGTTGCATACTCATGTTTTTACCTTCAAGTTTTTTATTATGATAAAGACTTTGAGCAACACTTGAAATACTGTTTCTAACACAATCATTTTGCCTCCAGATAAAATAATTCATTACTTCTGTTTTAGAAGGAATCGTAAATGTTCTTGCATCGAATTCAGCAAGTTTTTGTTCTGATAATACTTCCATCCATCTGTACGTTACGTTAGTTATTCCTTTATCAAATTTTTCCTTAATATATCTTGCCTGTCTTAACTGATTAAATTTAGCCGTAGCCATACTAGCAGCAACACTAACAATTTTTTGAATATTACCATCAAACCAAGCATCTGTTGTAATAGTATCAAAATCAGTCATTAATATACTGATTTCATCAGACTGTACAAAACCAATCTTAGCACCTTGAATATATTGACAAAGATATTTTGCAGTTTCATTCATGTCTTCAATCAAACCCATATCAAAAGGACGTATTAAATTTTTAGTAAAATTTCCAAAACATTTACCATCGACACGCACAATCGTATATGTTCTTCTCGGTAAATAGATACGAGTTCGATTTTCATAATTCCGCTTCATGCGGTCACCTAGTTCGTCTCTCATTTTTTATTTTTTTATATTGTTTAATAACTTCTTTATCAGTATTAATTGTGATGATTCTAACACCTTTTAAATAATCATCATAAGCATTTTCAACATTTCTTGCCGATTGATGACATTTAACAAACTTAGCAAATTCAATCATGTCTTTACGTGAATATCGTCCCATTACATACCACTTTTAACAACAGTTTCACAATCTTTACACCATATGTCTTTGAAAGGACCTACTTTTTCAATATTCTTATGTTCACAATCATTAATATTTGATTTTATATCTTCAATTCTACATGGACACCATTTAGGTACTGGTATCTTGTCGTTATGTTCAACAAAACCAGCAATTACCTTATTTGCTTTAGTACACTTCCATTCGAAAGGCATTTCAAAACTATCAGCAGTATATACCCTTTTACTTTCCATAAAAGGACAACCACTACAATCTTCGATTTCAATTTTTATAAACATAACATTAATAATTACTTTTTAAACTCAATATTTTATTCTCTTCATCCCAGAAATCAATTCGAACTTTATCTTCAAGACCGTCTTGGTTTAAATTAAGATAATCTATTGTTGGTTTAAAATTTCTATCCTTAACTGTTAGACCATTGAAATACACAATATTACTTCTCGTCACTATTTTTTTTAATTTTTTTATGTCTTCCATGATTATTTTAATTTAGATTGTAATTTAGCTTTAAAAATTTTAACAGTTGCTTTACCAATTGCTTTTTCAACTGGTTTACTTTCAATAATTTCATCTTTGCCTTCACGATACACATCGGCAATCATTGCTTTAATAATATCGCCCATGCTTTCCATATTTACATCAGCAGGGAATTTTTGAAGTACGTGTTCTAATCTTAAGTTAGTTACCCATTCTTCTGCAACTTCATTTGCTTCGCTTAAAACTTTTAATTGTTCATCACTAACTTCTCTTTTGGATTTGGTTTCCATTTGTTCATCAGGTTTAAATTTAGCGATTACACGCTCACCATTGTTTTTTCTAAGTTCAATTAATGGACGTAATACCACCCCTTCACGTTTTTTTGGTTCAGTTATACCATTACGAACAGCTTGAACACTTGGTTTATCTCTTTCTTCAATAAGTTTAGGTGAACTAACATCTATTTTTTCATAAGAAACAAATTCAATATTAAATTGGTTACATACGTCTTCGGCATTTGGAACATTAAGCCAAACATCACCGACTTTCACATCAAAACCAATAAATTTACTTTCTTTTCCATAAGTACTTGACATACCTTGACATTTTCCACCATAGTGTTCACCAAAAATAACAGCATCTTGGTCAGGAAATATTTCTTCAAACTTTTTAATTAAAAAGTCTTTGTCAAATAAAGTAAGAAATAATGGATGATTTTCGCCAGTAAAAAAAATCACTTCTTTTGTTTCGAATTTCCATTTAACGTGTGCAGAAGTCCCGTGTATTTTTTCCATAGCATAGCATTTTTTGAAAAGCAATATCGATTGCTCTTTATAGAGATTTGAAATGTGTAAATACCCCATTTTATTTAAATTTTAGTTAATATTTGTTAAAAATACCAGTTTTATATTCATGAAACTGGCAAAATTAGGTTTGCGAAGACTTTCCTTCCTGTCGTTCCTTCTTTTTGGCATTCAGACCTTACCTATCAGACACGTTATCCGACATTTCAACACGTAGCCACCGTGTTAGGATTCGTGATTGGAACAGGACTCGAACCTGTATTGGACTTTCCGTGCTTGTTTCTGTTTACACTGGTATTCGTCTCACTAAGTTGATTTAAAGACTTTCCCCCTTTGTTTCTGTTTCCAACGGCATTATGTGTTTCCGATAGTCAACTTCTACTTTCACACATAGCGTCTACCAATTTCGTCATCCAATCATATCGGTGAGAGTCTTATTGCTGTTAACTCCCACCCTTCTTCATAGATTTATACCTTTGCGATGTGGTAAAATTCTCTCTAAAACTCCACCATACTTGTTTCTATCTAAAACAACTTTTAAAAGAGAAATACTTTTTAATTAAGTTTATCAAGTGTAACTTCGAAAACGTATCACAAACTATAAACACTAGCAATATTTTTGTTGAGCGCAGGGAGGGATTCGAACCCCCATTAATTAACATACTAGTGCACTTTCCTTCAATTAAACCTGTCATCAAATACAGTACCTTAACCATTCAGTCACCCACGCATTTATATTGTCATACGACAAATATAATAAAAAGTTACAACAAATCTGCAATATAATCAATATTTTTTTTAGCTTGTTTCATTTCTTCCTTTATAATATTAACTAATTTTCTTCTTTCATCAGTATAACCCACTTTAGTTTCAAAGAAAACTTCAAGTAATGCAATAAGATTTTTGGGTGGACTGAGTTTATTTCTAATATCAGCACCAACTTCACCACTTTCAATTATATCAAGTTCAACTAGTTCTACTTTATCAAAATCTAATTCAAGTCCTTCATAATAATCATTATTTTCAAATAATTCTTTCATAACTTCCAAATCAGCAGTTTCTGGTTGTAGTTTTGGTAAAGTTGATGTGAAAATCATTGGTTCTTCACCACCATGTTCATGGTCAATATAAACAAATTCCTTTGTATCTTTATATCTTAATGCTTTTACTTTCATAACTATAATTTTTCAAATTCTTCTTGAGTTATAAATGAATAATATTTTTTTTCTCGAACAGGAGTTACTAATAAATCATCGACAATAATAAATCTTTCATCAATATTTATTTCTTTAATTATTGCTTTATGATAATCATTATCCGTCCTCGACATTGAACATCATAAACAATGTCACCTACTTGAAGTGATTTCCATCTTTGTTGTTCATAAACAAATTTTTCTAAAATTTCATAAAATTCTGCTGGTTTCATTTTCTTTCTTTTTTTATATCCTAACATTTCCCAATTGCTTCCAATCCAATTAGCAAAAGCACATCGTATCATAACTCTAACATATGAAACAACTTTATCAGTTTTATCAGGATTAAATTTTAATATGCGTTTACTCACACTACTATATGTATAAGCACAACAACCATCATAATATTTTTTTGTTATAAATTTAAATCTATCAGTTTGAATTTCAGACTTGATTAAATCAACAATTAACATAATTAAATTGTTAGTTAATTTATCATTTTTTTACTGAGAACAATTTCGTTAAATAATTTAGTATTAAGGTCTTCCATTATTATTTTCTTTTTAGTCTAAAAACTTTATTTTCTTTTTTTGCTCTTTTTTTCCATGCTTCGATAATTTCTAATGCGATGGTTTCTGCCATGTATTCAGCATTGGTACAATAAGGTAAATCTTTATGGTTAATGATTTTATCATCAACAGTAGCAACACCATACCAAACATTTTGTTTGGGTTTAATTAAATCATCAACCTGTTTTAATACTACATTAACAACAAGTTCTTTATTAACCTTATCAATAATATATTTTTGATTATATTGACCTTTAAGTTTCATTATTCTTCTTCAATAGTTAATGTAACAAATTCTTTTCCGTCATCAAATTTACCTGCTTTAACAGCAAATAATTTAGTGTCTTCACGTTGAAGCATTTTAATATAAAAATCTTTATTTAATTCAACCGTTCATTATTTTATCAAGATTCGCTTTCTTTCCAGTTCTATGGTCAGTTACTTGATTTCGTGGATAATTATATGTTCGAACTGCTTTACCACTTATTTGTTCCTTGCGACTATCATTTTGCTTCTCATGTTTTTTTGCTTCTTTTAGTTCAGCAATTCCTTTAAGAAGTCTATCCATAGCAATTTCTTTATTGCGATGTTGGCTTCTAGTATCTTCGCATTTTTCTTGCAAACCTGTTGGTATATGAGTTATTACAACAGCAGTTTGCACACGGTTTTTATGTTGACCTCCCGGTCCGCTACCTGTGGTAGTAATAATTTTAAAATCATTCTTATCTATTATTATATTTTCTTTTTTTATCAAGACATTTAATTTTAAATTCAAAATTTATGATAATTTTTTAGCAGCATTTTCAATTTCAATGATTTCTTCCAAACTATTGGCTTCTAATTTATCATCACGAAGAACTTTAAATACTGGATGTAATAATGAATAATTATTATTCGCATCTTTTGATAAACCACTACATTTTACTTCTAATATAGTGCCTAATAAATTGTCTTGATTATCAGTAATGTGTTGCATCATATCCTCATCAATACCTGTTGGTCTTGTTTTGATTTGACCACATGATGACTCACAACTTAATGACGATACTACATTAGAATTTTTACCAGTACCATAATTAAAACCAGTTATTTTTAAATCAACATTTATCTCAAGTTTCATCTTAACTTGCCAGTTTGGTTTAGTGTCTTTCCATTGACCATCCATTGATTTAATAATCGTACCTTCTAATCCTCTATTTAATGCTTCTTGAAAATGTTGAACTGCTTCTTCATAAGAATTAACTATTTTACTTTCAACAGAACGAATCATTTTAAATTTCCAAGTATTAATCAAATTGCGTAATTCATATCTACGAAATTTATACTGTCTTTCTGATTTAACTTTATCAGGATTAAAATATTCATCAAGATAAATCATATCCCATACAGTATAAACAATTTTATCCATATATGAATAATAATGACCATGTTTTTTTTCAAAACCACTGATTTTTATTAAGGTTTCATCAGCACTACGAGTATCACGTTTACCTTCAATGTCAACTATTGATGCAATAATACCATTTGCACTATATCTATCTAAGCCATCAATAGTTAATTCACCATTTAATACAACATTAGGAAAATCCTTTAATTCGTTTAAAAACAATGCGTCCCCTACTGGTGTAGGTTCACCTTGTCGAGAAATTAATTCAACATCACCTTCATTAATAATTGCATTTTGATACCTACCATCCATTTTAATATCACTATAAACTGCTTTACCATTTTTAAATAAATCTCTTACTAATTTCTCAGTATATGATTTAGCTCCCATATATGGTGTTTTTTCAATTAAATCAGGAAATACTTTATTAATATTTCGAGTACCCATACCAATTCTCAAATCTTTTTCAATGATACGTTCTAATACATATGCATCACCAGCAGATATGCTACTTAGTAATACTTTCAACCAATTAATTGCTTTATGACCAGTAAATTGACGAGTTGATAATGCAACTAACCCATCAAGTGCCCATTCTAATGATTCTGGACGTTCAACATCAGCAGTATAAGTAGGTATTTGTTTAATATAGAACTTAACTCGTTTTGAGTTAGCTAAATACAATACACGTTTTAAAAGTTTATTGTCTTTATACTTCGACAGTATATTCATTTTTTCATTAGTGCCTGACTCAACAGCTATTTCGTCAAAAATTTCTTTTATTTTCATATTTTTTATTACAAATATATAATAATTTTTTAAATTACAATTGTTTATCATTATTAAATTTAAATCCTGTATCAGAATATACAGGAAAAACGTGTTTAATTTTGCAAAATCTAGAAATTTGTTCATAATTTGCAACACCTTTAACACCATTAACCGTTATAGGTATATTTTCAGGTACTTGGTCAAGACATGTAATAACTAATTTCTTTTTTGAGAACATATCTGGATTATGATATTTATCACATGAAATAGCATAATTTAATACATCTAAATCCAATATTGATTTTCTGAATTCACCCTGAAAACCTTCAACATTAGTTTCTTTAGGGTTGTTTTTTATATAACTAATGTCTGAACCTTCATTAGTCATATATCCATTACCATGTCTAGTTTGATATGCTCGTGTGATATAATATGTATTTATATCAACATTTAATGGAATTGTTTTAATTATTTCCAAAGCATTTTTTGATGTTGTATTGCTTCTTGTTACATGAGGAAAGAATCCATAATTTTTATCAAGCATAATGCCTTGAGCACCTTCAAAAATCATATCATGATTATATAAACCATGTGATTTTAAATCATTAATTATTTCATATCTACCAATCAAATCATCACATGCTGCAATAAAATTATCATATATTTTTCTAGTCTCTTTATTTTGATATGCACAAGCAGGATTGAAAGGTAAATTATAATAATTATTTATTATTAATTTAAGTTTTTCATCTCTGATTTTAGAATATTGTAAATCACGAACATATAAACGATAATTATCTTCATTTCTTTGAATTGTTGTACCAAAACCCACACCAACACTACCATGATTATTACTTGCTTCAAGTTTGTGATTTTGTAATATATCAAATGGTGTTGTAACCATTGCATTAGCATTAAGATATAATTCAGGTTCAATACCTAATTCATTTAATATCCTACCTTCTTTTTGTATTCCAACAGGACTTACAGTACAATATTCTGACCAATAAGTAGGTGTGTTTTGAAGTGTACCTGAACCAAAATTTGAAAATACATGTTTTGTTCCGTCATTATTAACAACTGTATGTCCAACTTGATGTCCACCATTGAATCTTATTACTAAAGGTTTTATTGTTTGACTACACAAATAATTAACGAAAGAACCTTTACCTTCGTCACCATATAATGCTCCGATTACTATTGATACTTTTGTCATATTTTTTTATTATTAAATAAACAATTTTACAATTATACGAAAAATTTATTTTTTTGTTACAAAAAAAGGAACTAATTTTCATCAGTTCCTTTTTAAATCTAAAAATATTGTTCTTTTATAATTCAATCACACCATCATCATTATTAGATACAATTGAACCAGCAGTAACTGTTGCTAATGCAGTTGTTACATAACCAGCGATTTTTGAATCAAACTTGCTCGTGATGTCAATCATATCAACACCATGTTGAACAGCAATTAATGTAACTATTGTTTCACAAACAGCATTATAATCATCTAAAACAATTAATCTCTCACCAAGCATTTTTTTCCAATAACCTAAAACTTCTGGGTCATTACGATAAGATGCTTCATTAATATGTATATGATAGACATTATAAAGTTTTTGTGCTTCTTCAAGAAGTTGAACATCGGTTACTTCTTCACCTTGTGGATAACCAAGAAGATTTCTTAGAGTATCAGCACCTAATTTATCCCAAGACATTTCATCACCAATTGTGAAAAGAAAACCTTTTTCATTACGCTTTTCAAAACAATCAATACTTGTATGACGACCAGTCACAAGCCAAGCAAGGAGATAAGACTCCATTTTTTGACCACCACCATAGCCTTCGAGATAAATTTGAGTCAACCATTTATCAAGTTCTTCAGTACCACTTTCGAATTGACCTACTTGTAATGGTGATTGGTCACTGATACTGATATGGTCACCAATTGCTCCAAAAAGAATTTGAGGATGTTCAACACCATTATCAATAATAGTGTTCATAAGTGCACCGAGTTTTTTTTTTTACGATGGCTTCAGGAATATGTCCCATACTACCAGTTTTATCAAGGAATACCATAATTGCCAACGATGTTGGGTGTGCATCACTATCACGTGATTCTCTGATTCCAAGATTCATAGGTGTCATGTCTTTGCTCAATGAATTTGAAAAAATTTCATCAGCACTTTTACTTGCATAACTCTTACTTGATGTAAGATTTACATATGCGTCATCTGACCAAGCTGAATATCCCATTATTTTATAGTTTTATCAGCTTCAGAGTTATCAGTAGTTTCTTCACTTACTTCATCAGTAGTTTCTTCATTTACTTCATCAGTAGTTTCATCTACATTTTCAGGTGTAGTGTCTTCCATTTCTTTATGCATTTCTTCGAATGCTTTTGCATTTTCATTAGTAATTCCCATAAAATTTAAATTTTAAATTAATAATTATTTTCAAATATACGAAAAAATTTTATATTTGTTACAAATGTAATGGATAAAATTTTTTCTCAAAGTTTTTCGTTAATATTTTTCTATATTTTTCATAGTCTTCAATTTCATTTTGATGTTTAGTTAAAAGAAAAGTAAGAACTTCTTGATTTATATTTTTATCTCTTTTCAAAAAAGTACCTGCTGCTGATTTATCACCAAGCAAATATAGTGCAATTTTTTTACAAAGTTCTAAATCAATATCTTGAGTAGCAATTTTTCTTATAAATAAATTTGTTGGATACCACATTTTATATCTTGCACTAATAGTATTAGCTTTTTGGTCTAAATAATTCATGTGATAAAATGAAATCAATATAATTCCGTGAGTCTCAGGCACTACAAAAACTGTTGTGAGATTCATCCCCATATGTGAGTAACCGATATTCTTAAACCATAGTGAAATCTCGAACATCCTACTAAAAATCCAATTAATATGGATTTGTGGTAATTTTTGTCCTGTAAGAGGAACTGCACAATCTTTCAAATTAATTGTAAGAATATTTTTTTCCACAACCATGCTTTCAGGTAAATAGCGATGAAAACCAACTGACACTTTGTTAGTCATTGACTTCAATATTTTGTAATTTTTGACAGACTTTTGAATAAGTTTCTGATTATCATCAGTAATTTCATACACAATTTTCTTTTCAAAGACTCTAAAATCACCAGCTTCATCAGTATATTTAATACCATTTTCCAGAATATCCTTAAAGTAATTCATTTTTGCCATTGCATCACTTGCTTTAGGTTGATTACAGGAATCAGGATGAATCATACGACTATATAACTTATATAATGGTTTCCAATTATCAGTAAAAATATCTGATGGATTGTTTGATGATAATACTTTTTCAATTATTTCAATATCAGTCATAATTACAATTCATTTTCTAAATCTATCATCAATTGATGTTCTTCAAAACTAATAACATCTACACTTTCACCACAATAATTGTTTTCAAATAATATTTTTATTTGTTCTTTAAACAAATCAAATTCTTCACGATTATCAAAATAAAAATCGCCTTCAATTTCCCATTTTGAAGGAAGAATTCCTGCAGATTCATCACCCGGGGCGGTTACAATAAAACCACTAACTTTTTTCATATCATCAATATTTTCCATAATTTTTTTATATTTATCTTCCATATTTTTATTTTTTTGATTATACGATGAATGAATATTATTGTTACAATAAATGCAAATATAATAAAAAATATTCAATATTAATTAATAACTATTTATTTTTTTAAATTAAAATTGTAACAAAATTAAAAATAATTCGTATTATTGCAAATAAAACATAAAATTAAAATGAAAAATTTTTACATATACATTATATTCATATTATTATTAACAACATCATATATTGAAAAATATGTTGTTAATCCATATTCTACGGAATACATACCTTACATTGAACCTATTTACGATAATGTATGGGGAGCAATATATAATGCAGAAACCAGACAATGCGATGATAATCCAACAATTACTGGTGATGATTCATATATTGACATAAAAAATGCAAGTAACCTTCGTTGGATTGCTATTAGTCAAGAAATGCTCGATTGTGGGTATAGACAAAAATTAGTTAATGATAGTACTAGTACCTTATATAAAGGTAGACTACAATATGGAGATACTGTTTGGATTCAAAGTAATAATGAAAATATTAATGGTTGGTGGATTGTGCACGATACTAAAAATAAAAGATATACTAAAAGTATTGATTTTCTTCAAACAAAAGGTGATGGGTCATTATATAATAATAATAAAAATTGGAATGGTAAGTTTCCTAACATCAAAATTTATAAAACAAAATTTAATCAAAAATTAATGATATGAAAAAAAGAAGAATAACAACAGGTGAATTTGCAAAGAAAGCACATGACGATACTAATTGTAGTTATGATGGAAAATCATATTATATTCATTTAGAAATGGTTGTGAATGTTATTGACCAATATAAAGAAGTTTTTATTGATGATTGGGATTATAAAGTGACTCATAATGCAGGATTTTGCCATGATTTAATTGAAGATGCCCAACTTACATTTAATAACATTAAAGATGCTTCAAATCTTGATGTTGCTAAAATCGTATTAGCAGTAACTGATGTTCCAGAAGAAAATAGATTAATGCGTCATTTAATGACTATGGGGAAAACGGTTAAAGATTATCGTGCAATAATTTTAAAATTATGTGATATTCATGCAAATGCATCATATAGTCTTGCTCATGGTAGTTCAATGTATGAAAAATATGTTGAAGAATATCAGTATCGTAGACCTATATTTAAAAAGACATTAACATGGTATGAAAATTATCTTAATATGGAAATTGTAGATAAACTTTGGGATAGTCTTGATGAAATTCATGGTTATAATAAATAAATTTGTTATTCTAAATAATTTATTATTGTTTTACAAAAAATTAATAATTAAATTAAGTAAATATGATTTATACAGATGTAATGCTTGACCTTGAAACATTAGGTAATAAAAGTAATTCGGCACTTCTTTCAATAGGTGCAGTAGAATTTAATCTTGAAACTGGTGAACTTGGTAGACAATTTTACAAAGTAATTGACCTTCAATCCTGCTTAGATTTAGGACTTAAAATTAATGCAAGTACATTTTATTGGTGGTTACAACAAAATCAACAAGCACGTGATGCTGTTTGTGTTGAAGAAAAATTAACTTTACCAATTGTTCTTAATGATTTTACTCATTGGTTAAATGATTGTATTAAAGATATAACTATTTGGGGTAATGGTGTACGTTTTGATGTTGGAATTTTAGAAGATGCATATGTTGCATGTGGTTATCAAAATATGCCTTGGAGTTTCAGATATGAACGTGATGTAAGAACATTAGTTGCTTTTGCACCTGAAATTAAAGCAAATCTCCCTTTTACTGGAACACTACACAATCCTATTGATGATTGTAAGTATCAAATACAATATTGTACTGAAATTTGGAAAAAATTAAATAAAAAGTAATTCCACACCAATTCGCATAAAAATTTTTTTCATAGTATTTATGAAAAAAAGAAATGGCGATAATTTATTTAATTACTAATAATATTAATGGGAAAAAATATATTGGTGTTGATAAAAATAATAATCCTAAATATTTGGGTTCTGGTATCTTAATTAAACAGAGTATAAAAAAATATGGTAAAGAACACTTTAAAAAAACAATAATCGAAGAATGTGATGAATCCCAAGTATATGATAGAGAGAAATTTTGGATTGAATTTCATAATGCTGTAAAATCAAAGGATTATTATAATCTTTCTGATGGTGGAAAAGGTGGGGACAAATTAAATAATCCTAAATCATTTAAGAAGTGGAATAAAAATAGACCTGACATTAATAAATTTAATTTGGAACGAAAAGGGGTTTCATATGAAGAATTTTACGGTGAAAATGCTGAAATTGAAAGAGAAAAACGAAGATTAGGACAAACAGGTAAACAATATAGTGAAAAATCAAAAATGAAAATGTCTGAATCTCATAAAAGATATGTTCCTTGGAACAAGGGTCTGACTATAAATGATGAACGAGTAAAAAAAAATATTATAAATAGAAAATGTGTTTCGTGTATTAAAGAATATATATTAATAACACCAAATAATAAAAGACATATTTTTCACGGAAAAAAAGAATTATCTGAATTTATAAAAAATGAAAATAAAAATCTAATACATGGAACTAAAATCAATGTAGATTTTTTGATTTCTAATGGTCAAGCAAATAATTATATTATTAACATAAAAAAAATAAAAAATGGTAAAAAATTTAACAACGGAAGAATTTAAAGAATTAGTATTTGATTATACTGTGAATGAAGAATGGGAATTTAAAGGGGAAAAACCCGCAGTGATTGATTATTTCGCTTCGTGGTATCAACCCTGTAAAACAATTGCTCCGATTCTTGAAGAATTATCTAAAGAATATCAAGATATTGATTTTTACAAAATTAATATTGAAGAACAACAAGAACTCGCAGCAGCATTCAGTATAAAAAGTATTCCTTCAATACTATTAATTCCATTAAATGCTCAACCACAAATGATAATGGGTGCTTTACCTAAAGAAACTTTTGAAAAAGCAATTTCTGAAGTAATATTAGGTAAAACTAATATTCAAGATGCTGAAGTTATTGATGATGAAACTGAAGAATAATATTTAATATATTCATTGTATAAAAGGATATGATTAATTTCTTATCCTTTTTTTGTAACAAATTAAATTTGTTTTCGTATAATAAATAAAAATTTATGAAAAAACGAAAAAAAATTGACTCTATTGCACATCAAGAATCATTACTTCAATCTTCAATTAGAGATATTGAATTAAATATTGATTATGGTATATTACCATTAAATCCAACAAGAAAATTTAGTGTTGGTGAACGAGTTTGTTATGGTGCACATAAAGAAACTTATATTCGTGAAATATTTAGAGATGGACTTTATTATAGGATTGAAAATATTAATGTTCAAAGGGAAAGAGATAAACCACCTGCAAATGAACAACAAATAATTGAATGGCATGATTTATTACCATATATTGATACTAGAAAAAACACATCTTTTTGTAAAGAAGAAACATATAGAATTACTCAATTGAATTCATCTATTTCATCATTATTAAATATGGTATATCATAGTGGTGTTGATTTTGATGTTGAATATCAACGTGAACATGTTTGGAGTTTAGATGATAAACATGATTTAATTGCTAGTATTTTTGATAATATTGATATTGGTAAATTTGTTTTTATTCAACGACTTTTTAGTTTTAAAGGTAAACTTTATAAAATTCTTGATGGTAAACAAAGACTTAGAACAATTGCTGAATTCTATGAAGACCGTTTTAAATATAATGGTTTTTATTATTCTGAGTTATCTGGAATGGATAAAAATAAATTTGAAAATTATTCAATTTTTTATGGATATTTGATTAATCCAAATAAAAAGACTATATTTGAAGCGTTTATTAAATTAAATACATGTGGTAAGCCAATGGCAAAAAAACATATTGATAGAGTAAAAAAATTATTAGATGAAATCTAAACATTATATTTTTTTAGATATAGATGGAGTACTCGCCACTACCAACCAATATTATAGCAACCCAAAAAAATGGCATGAAGAATACGCATGTTATCGTTTTGATAAAAAATGCGTTGATGTATTTAATGAAATAATAAAAAAAATTAATCCAATTATTATATTGTCAAGCGATTGGCAAAATCATTATACTATTGAACAATTAAATGAAATATTCGAATGGAATGAAGTTAATTGTAAAATCAGTGATGTTACTGGTACTGCATGGGGTGATAAATTTACAAAATTATCTGAACTCGAAGAATGTCGTGCATATGATATTATACAATATGCAAAAAAGCACGGAATAAAAAAATATCTTGCTATTGATGACCTTAATCTTAGTCGTTGGTTGGGTGATTATTTTGTTCATACACCACGTGCTAATGAAGGTATTAAACAAAGTGGAATAAAAGAAAAAATATTAAATAATCTATTAAATTAATAAATAATGAAAAACGAAAAATTAAACTTAATGTTAAACAAAGTTGTTGAATACAACAACGTAAAAAAAGGAACACATTTTAAAGCATTCCTTTATGGTGACTCTAATGGATATTATTTTAAAATTATTGAAATAATATCTGGTAATTTCTCTTTTAATGAAATAGTTTCAGTAAAGAAAAGTGATGAAAAATTTATTACCATTGCTCAAAAACCAAAATTAATGGTTGTAAGTAAAAACTCTTGGCATTATAAATTATTAAAATATGTTTTAAAAGATAATGCTCCAACACCAAAAGATATGCAGAATGGATGTCCGTATTTTTGGTTATTGATTTTCTCGGTAATTGTATTGCCATTTGTTTTATTATTTAAAACAATTAAGTGGGTTATTTTACTTATACCAAGATTAATTTTCTTTGCTTTAGAGCAATTAGTAAATACATGGATTGCTGAACTCGATGATGAAACTGCTTATGATATTGAATATAATTATTATAGTAAAACAAAAATGCCTATAACAACAAAAATGTTTTTAGATTATAGTAATAAAAATTTCTTTAATTTGTTTTTAGAACGAAAATATAGTAGTATTAGTAAAGATGACCCTAATTATAAACAAAAACTTGAAGAAATAAAAAATAAATGGGATATTTGGAATGAAGCACAATATGAAAAAGAAAAATTTGAACGTCAACTTAAAATTGAAGAAGAAGATAAAATTCGTAAAAAAAGAGATGAATACTTAAGAAAACGTAGAGAAGCTGAAGCAAAATGGGAAGCTAGAATGAAACCAATTAAAGATAGTTTTAATAATATTGGAATTTGGTTTACTAAAACATTTACTGTTGAAAGAGGTAGAGTTAATATTATTGTAAAAAGAACTAAACAATTTGTTGGTTTAATAATTACACTCGTAACACTATTCCTAACATTTATTGCTGTAAATTATATGTCATTGGCACTTATGGTTGCTGCTGATTGGTGTATTAGTAATTGGTATGTATTTGCAACTATATTACTTATTGGATTTTTTCTTGCTATTTATTATTTACTTTATGTACTTTATGTATTGATTACAAGTTGGGGACAAAATGTTGTTAATAAATATAAAAAAGGTAAAAAAATATGGTATATTGAACCATTCATTTATCTTGTTTGGTATCCAATTAAATATCTTGCCATGAGTATTGCATATGGTGTTGTTTATATTATCTTGATTCCAATTAAATTTATATTTTATACATTATTATTTAACTGGTTTCTTAAACCTATAGGTCTTTTCATTGCAAAGATTGTTGTTAATTTTGTAAAAAGTATTGTAAGTAGTTCAGGTATTTTTGGTGAATATTTTGGTGCTAGTTATAGTGATTACTGCCCAGGTATTGAATGGACTGATTTTGATGAAAAATAGATTGTTTAACTTTTAAAATAAAAAATTATGTATATATTTATATTGTCAATATTAGTTGTATCATTCATTGCATTATGTTTTTACAAAAATAAATTTTGGGGAAACAGGTATTTGGTTCTATTAATTGGTGGGTCTGTAGCACTTGTAGCTACTCTTACAATTAATTACATTACTCGTAATGATTTAGATACTAAAGTAACAACAAATAAGTTAAAACCAATAAGTCTTTTTTACGTAAATGATTCATTAGTCTTAGATAGTGTAGGTGTTCCGATAGTATTAAATAGTAGTTCAAATATCGGTGATTATTACGTTACTACTGAAGACACAATCACCGATAAAATAAAAACATCATTTTTATTTTATAATATTGATAAAACTAAATCAAAATGGAAGTTTGTTTATTATGACACAAAAAAAGATAAATTAAAATATAAGTATTGGAATAATATTTATATCGTACCAAGTAATTCAGAAAATAAAACATTTTATGCAAAAAAAACATTATCATATGATAGAAATTCTAATAAATGGATAACTAATTTTAGTCTTCCTAATATAAAAAGAATTAATGTTTTTTATGTTAGACCTTCTGATTATGCAATGATTCCCGATTCATTAATTAAAGAATTACCATTTAAATTATAATTTTATGAAAACAACGTTATTAATAATTCTTTGAAAAAAAGAATTAATACATTGGAAAAGGATTGGTAATATGTTTACTAAATTTAATAACTGGATAAGTAAACTTACTTTCGGAATTATTATTGCAACTCTTATAATTATTGCTCATTATGCATTCGCAATAATGCATACATTTTATGAGTTGTTTTTATGGTTGTTTTTTAGAAAAACATTCAAAGCAAATTTACAACAATTAGCATTAAAAGTATGAGTTTATTTGTAGTAGATGTAGAATCAGATGGTGGTTTGTTAGGTCATAATAGTATGGTTTGTTTTGGTGTGGTTAAACTCACACCAGAACTCGATACTACTTTTTATGGTAAAACCCGACCAATATCTGAATTTTATGATGAAAAAGCACTTGCCGTAAGTGGATTTAGTAGAGAAGAACATGAAAATTTTAACCCTCCAATGGAAGTTATGATAAGGTTTGCCCTTTGGTTGAAAGAACATTCTAAAGGTAGACCAATTTTAATTTCAGATAATAATGGTTATGATGCGAGTTGGATTAATTATTACTTCCTGAGATTTACTGGTAAAAATCCATTTGGATGGTCATCCAGACGTATTGGTGATTTATATTGTGGAATGAAAATGGATACATGGGCGAGGTGAAAAAAATTATGGGTAACCAAGCACACCCACAACCCTGTTGACGATGCTATGGGTAATGCAGAAGCATTATTAAAAATGAAGGAAATGGGATTAAAAATTGACACTAAATAAAAATAATATGATAGAAAAATTAAAAAGTATAGCATTTGTTTTTCCAGTAATGGTTTATTACTTATTTGAAGCAATTATTGTAGCATTGTTTATTACAGTAATATGGAACACAGTTTTAATTGATAAATTTGGTAGAATTGGATATTTCCAATGGGTAACTATTTATTGGATAATAAAAATGCTATTATTTGATGTATTTAAACTTATTAGTAGTTTAAATTCGGGTGGAATAAATATTCCAAAAGAAAATGAAAGCGATAAATATTATAACGAACAATTTGAAGAATAATGAGATATACAAAACAATCACCTAGATTAACAGTTAAATTTATTGATAGCGATACCGATAAAATTCTTTTCGAAGTAAATGATAGAACATGGATGAATGTTGGTGAATTACTTACTGATGCTGCAATTGATAGTATCATGAAGAACGAATGGAAAAATAAAAAATTCCCTGAAAATATAATGGTTTTAGTTGTTGGTGAATTTAAATTAATGTAATATTAATTGTAACAATTAAATTAATTTTTCGTATAATTATTAAACTAATAAATTATATCATGAAAAAATTATTTGGAATATTAATACTAGTGTTGTTTAGTACAACAGTTTTCGGACAAGCAGATTACTTTAATGATGAAAGTGTTGTAATTTCTGAGCGTCAAGAAATTATACGCAATGGGGGTATTAATGGTGTGTCTAACTTTTATTACAACTTTGTAACCAACAATAAAAAATATTTGCTTGCATATGATGCCGATGAAGAAGATTGGAAACGTGGTAGAGAATATACTACTGACCCACGACTTACTCGTAATTTAATATTATATCGTTTTGATGGTGTAGATAATTGGGTTAAAGCATCAAATGTCGTTCAAATTGATTATGAAGATAGCGAACCACATATTGATTATGGAACACATAAATCTTATGGGCGTAGTGAGAGTAAAATCAAAAAAAGGGGTTTAGGTAGTGGAATGGTTAAAGTTCTTGAGAGTGGATGTGTTGTTATGGTTATAACAAATACTTATCGTAAACCTGATAAAATCCATACATATTCTCAAGAAACTAAAAGCTATACTTGTTGTGACGGTCATAAGAACGGGATTGTCGAAAATTTAGATTATAACTATAATGCTGTTGTAATATTTGTTCCAAATGGAGATAAAACTTATACAGCAACTCGTTTTGAACCCGAAGATAAAAAGAATAATGATTTTAGTATGAACTTAGAAATTAATGAAATTGATAATAAAATAATGATTGATATTAATACTTATCATCAAGCAAAAGATGAATCTAAGGCAGATACTTGTGTTGTTTTTCAAGGTGAACGTGATAAAGTGAAAAAATGTTTTGATATAGAAAATTATGCAACACTTTTATTTAAAATACAACCAGATAATAAAGTAAAAGTTTTGGCATCTGGGAAATTAAATTTAGTAGAAAAAAGATGATAAAAGTTATTCCATTTAACAGAACTATGGATAGCGAGAAGTTCAAGGAGTTTCTCGCTACTCCTTTCAAAATAGACATGTTATATCCAGTATTTAACGAGCAATCTACTGAAACACTTTTTGAAGATTGGCGAGGAAAAGATATGATTAATTGGTATAGGTTTACTAATGACGAATATACACTGGAATTCTATCCAACATATTATACTATAAAAAAAAATAAACCCGAAGACAGCATAAAATATATGATGTCAATACCCGAAACAATTGATGATTTTATTAATGATATGGATAGATTTGGTGTTCAACTATACTGGACAAATTGGATTAACCAGAACTTCGAGCCAAAGGAATATTTACATGCTAATGAAATAAAAGAATATTTTACTATTTTACTAACAAAAATGGGTAAATCTGAAGAATTGTTATAATTCTTGGAACTTAATTTACTTTTACATATATTTGCACTTAATTATGAATAAAAATAATTGGAATTTATTAAGTAATATAACATTTAAGACACAAAATTATCATAGAAATTTTGATTTAATTAATGTGAATGAAAATTTTATTACAGAATATGATGGAACAATTTCAGAAGTTAGATTAAATAAACGTAAACCTCCTCGTCCAGTTGGTGAATATGGTTTTTCTATTTGGAATATTGGATTGGGTGAAAAATTTGCTGTAGATTTTAATTTATTAATTAAAGACCATGCATTTGAAGATACTTATCATGAATTAATTAATATAATTAAAAAGAATGAAATTAATATAAATAAATATAATAAAATTGTTTTAATTCATACTTTAATTTTAAATAAAGACTATCGTAAACAAGGAATTACTGAAGAATTTATTGAAATGATGTACAGAAATTTTTATGCTAAAGATGTTGCTATAATTATGTTAGTTAAACCTTTTCAAGACAATTCAATTGATGCCGATTTTTATCTCAATCATAAAAGAATTATTATTAAAGATAGTTTAAGTAATGAAAACAATATAAATATATCTGCTTTTGAATATTATTCACTTAATGAATTACTTGAAAAAAATGATGTTGAATTAAATGAATATAAATTATTTAATGTGGCTAATAGGTGTGGTTTTCAAAGAATAAATGACTCATATTTATTTATTTTTAAACCTAAAAAAATAGAAAACCGAATATCGAAAAAACAAAATTGGTTACAACAAACTGATAATGAATAATTTGGTCTTTTCGATATCTTTAGTATTTATATTAACGAAATTATGAATGTAAATTCAAAAATAATAAAAAAATGTCGAAGTGGAATTCATCGACAACGAAATTCAATTAAACATAACCCCTTGAATTTCATCATATCCAGAAATATTAAATATTCTGGGCATTTTCATTTAAAAACCACTAACTTCCTCTATTGTGGGCTGATGTTACTAAACACAAGTAACTGATAATCAATAAAAAAATAATTTTATTTAAATTTTATTTATGAAAAAAACAAAAATTAATTTCTTAAAATTTTTACTTATTATGATGGTAATTTTTATTATTTTAGGATTAAATAATAATTTATCTTCTGGAATAAGTGGAGAAAATGATGTTACTCTTCGAGCAAATAACTCGAAATTAAAACATGAAAACATGAAATTAAAACAACAACTATCTGAACTTTCTAATAAAGTATTAGAAATGGAAGAAATAGTTGATGAAATCCATAAATATGATAATATCATATACTCTCAATATCTTGGTGTTGATTTTGATACCACTGGTTTTGCTCAGTATAGAAATGATAATGCTAGAGATATCATTAATAATGACACTATATTTAAAAATGTTAGTAAAAGAGCAGCATATGCAGCAGAAATGCTTGCAACACAATTGATTAAATTACAAGAAACATCAAAATTTTTTAAATCAAATAAAAATGCAATTCTTTATTATCCTACAATTTCTCCAATAAAAACAAAAGATTTTGTTAGTTTAACATCACCTTTTGGTTGGAGAAATCATCCTATTGAAAAGAAAGTTCTTTTTCATGAAGGAGTCGATATTTCAGCGAGAGTTGGAACACCCATATATTCAACAGCACAAGGTTATGTTGTGAAAATAATGTATTCCAAATACGGATACGGAAATAGAATTATTATTAAACACGCATATGGTTTTGAAACATTATATGCACATCTAGATCAAATTAATGTAAAAAAAGGTCAGTGGGTTAATAAAAATCAATTGATTGGTACTGTTGGTAATACTGGTTTAAGTACAGGTCCACATTTACACTATGAGATTCGTAAAAATAATGAACCTCGTGACCCATTAGGATATTTTTATTCAAATATTACTGAAAAACTATATGCTAATAAATAATTTTTAATTATATTTGTAATATGAAAACATTTATCCTTACAGCACATGAAGAAGAATATTCAGATAACAGCAGGACACTAGGTGTTCTGCTTAATATTAATGAAAATTCTGAACGTATTGATAGTTTAATATATATTTATCGTAAAGGAATGTATATTTTTTTTAATACGATTATCGCAATGAATGATTATATACTTTACGGTGATACTAAAATGGGTAGAGCTTATATTACTGAAGAAGATTTTGATAGAATTTATGATGCACAATATATTGATGGTAAATTTAGTGATATGCTTGATTGGTCATAATACCATCTAAAATCTATTTTAGATGAACTTTAAATCAATTTCTATTCTAATTGATAGATGTATATGCTTTAATTATATAATTCATTAAAACGGCTTAAAATAAAAAAGGTGAAATTAATATTTCACCTTTTTTTGTTAAACTAAAAAAAATGTCACAATACTCGTAAAGTATTAATTAACTGAATTACTAAATTTGTTTGTGTTGCAGATTGTAGTGAAACGAATTCCATTGCCTTTTCAATATCTTCATCATATAATTCCCAATATTTTTTTGACATTTCGTCAAGTGGAAGTAAATCTACAGTCTTTTTTAGACCAAGATAATCAGATATTAACATTAACGGCATATTATCATAACCATTAAATTTCCAAACATTAAGGGTATCAATAATTCCTGATTCCCAAGGTTTAATTGTTAAACTTTTTTTAAGAATTAAAGGAATTGTTTTATTTGTTTCAAACCTATCATTATACTGAATAAATTTTTTCATTAATAAAGGAATATCATAACCAATAATATTATGTCCACAAAGAATTGGAAAAAAATTAGGTGTTGACTTAATACCATCGCTTGATACTTTGAATAATTCATCCATGAAAGTAGCCAAAACAATAAATTCATCATTATTTACAATCTTTTTCATGTAACGCTTTAATTTCCCATCTTCAATATAAACAGTTCCATATGTTATTGCAACAATTTTACTATATTCAGGATAATATGGTGCGTTTTTTTCATAGACTTTTTGTAAATCTTCATATTGGTCAGTATCAAGAGTATCATACTTACTTTGCGATAAGTATTTCCAACGCTCAAACATTACTTTATTGTTTGACTCAAGTAATATAAGTGTTGGGTATGTTAAGATTGATTTAACATTTAAAAAAAGTATTTCATGAATACGTTGAGGATAAAAAATATCATCAAATAATTGTTTTTGTACCATTATATTATATTATTTAAAGTTTATAATTAACAAATATAATCAAATTATTCAAGATTAAAAATAAATTCAATAAATTTAATTATCGGGGATTTTCTTTCAGTTTTGATTTGATTATAAATTTCTTGTATATCTTCTAAACTATATGAAGTTAACTCTTTTTTACTATATTTTTCATTACAATATTTCAATATATAAGGAATTAATTTTTTTTGTTTTAATTCTTTATTTTTTCTTTTTCGTTCTATTTCGAAAATATATGTTTCACCAAGTTCTTCAATTTCGTTAGAAATTAATTTTTTCTTCCTTTCAGTATCATCTTTAAGATGATTACTTAATGAAATATAATCAGATAAATCATTATCAAGAGGTAATATTTCTTTTTCATCATCCATGAATAATTATTTTTTTGATGATTCTTCGGTAACAGTATTTACTTTTTTCAGTGTTCTTGGCTTTCTTTTTGTGGTTGATTTGAGTTTATCTGTAGATTTAGTGTTATTTGAAGCAACTTTTTTATTTTTTAAATTTTGAATAAAATCATTGTTGTTCTTTTTAAAAGAATTTTCTTTTAATTCTTCAAGTTCTTTATAAAATTTATTTGCTTCATCTTCTAAATGATTTTTCATTTCTTGCATTTTATCAGTAAATTGCTTTTCTTTTTCAGCAATTTTTTGATTTGTTACAATAATTATTTCAATAAAATTAATTAAATCATCAATTACCACACCATTTAATTTTGGAAATACTTTAATTAATTTACCGATTTCATTCTCATTAATTATCTCACAACCAATCTTAGAGTTTTCATCATAAACCCAACTAATTGGTAATCCTACTTCAATTTCCCACCAACCTTTTTCAGTATTTCTATTGAAAGATTTAATATAACCATTTGTTGATTCTAATGCTAATTCAATTTGCTTCATTTAATTAATTATATATGAAAAAAATATTGCTATGGAAATCCATAAAATAATTTTTTCGGTTTTTGTTAATAAAATTCTTGTTTCCTTTTTTAATTTAAATCTTCCATATGTTTTTACAATTAAATCGATTAAAATATTAATAATAAAAACAATGGAAGAAATAAATAAAAACTGATATATTTCAGTAATTAAATCTGTCATAATTATTCTGAGTGACTTTGACCCGGATTAACTTTAGGTTGTGCAGGTGCATTTTGTGGTGCAGGTGCATTTTCTTGTGCTGGTTCTTTAAAATATTGTTCAACTAAACCAAGTTGTGCATTGGTAATTACAATTGTTTCAAGAAGCTCGCTCATTTCTTCAATTTTCTCTTTATAATTTGTGTTTGGGTCTTGTGCTAAACGAATAAGTTCGATTTCACTAAAATACTTCTCGTTATTTAATTTGTTAACGAGGTCAAGTTTTAAATTTGCCATAATTTGTTTTTGTTTTTTTATTATTATTTATTATAATTTTTGTAAAAATAGTCAATATAAATACTAATTGCAAGTATTTTTAAACAATTTCTAATATATTTTTTTCATTATTAATTGATTTGTCGTAAATATTGTAGATTTCAATAAGAATATTTATTATATTTTTATTTTTTAACCTATCAATTTCAAAAATTTCATTCCAAAATTTTTCGAAATATTTTATTGACACGTCTTGATTAATAGTATAAAATTGATGATAGTAATATGAAAAAAAATATTGATTTAATTCTTTATTATTTCTAAAATCTATACCTTCTTCCATAAATTCATCGCAAACTTTTTTAAAACACCAATTAAAATGATTTTTTATATCTTGGTCTTCGCTTAAACTTTCTCTATCAATATAATAATGATAAATATAATGTAGTAAATTTAAAGCAAAATCACGATAAATTTCAACTCTGTCCTTAACTATTATAAATTTTTGTGTCGTACTCATTTATTTTAATGATTTTAACATTTCAATTAATTCTGTTTGAGGATGACAATCCGATTTATCTTTTCTATAACTGACATGTGTCCAGATTCCTTCTTTACCCCTCATTGCTTTATCTGAAACATCCCACATATCTTCATTATAATCAAGAGGTATTTTATATTTTTTACTAAAAAAAACTAAAAGTTTTCGTAATGCTTCAATTTGTTCATCAGTATATTTTTCAAAAGCATAAAAACCTCTAAAACCTTTTGGGTATTTTTGAATATTTTTTACAGGTGATAATGAAATATTTGCAATATTCTTTTTTAATTTTTTATCCCATTTTGCTGGATACCACAATCTATTGTGTTTAACCAAACCGCCCCATGAATCTATTTCGATTCCAATTGAACCTTTATCTAAGTTTGCATCACCTGCACCAAGATGATATGCCCAATATTTACTACTAAAACATTGATATATTTTACCTTTCCAATCAATAATAATTGCTGTTCCAATTCTTTGAGTCGTTTTTCTCCACCATGCAATATCACCATCAACTCCTTGTCCAGATACTGTGTGATGTAAAACCAATTGTTTTTTATTAGTTTGTTTTCTAATATATTGATTACTCGGAAAATCAACTTGAATTATATCACTTAAATTTAATTTATTTAATATTACTTTTTCAGTATCTTTTTCTAGATTTGCATATGGAAGACTATCACAAAAGAATCCCATTGATATTCTATTTCGACTAATCATATTTTAAGTATTTTATTATAAATACTCTAAAAGAAAAAAGGATATTACTTTAGCAATATCCTTTAAATTATGTTTATTAAATTATGTTTATTTATTAAATTTTCTTATTAAAGCATTATATTCTAATTTACTAACACCAAGTATTTTTCTTATTTTATTAATTCTAATATTATTTAAAATAGCTACGCTAAAAAGATATAGTACTAAACCAACTAATAATATTGAATATAATATTGTAAATATTCCGATTATTGTTGATGATAATTTTAATACTGTACTAAAAAAACCTAAAACAAATAATATTATTAATAATAATCCAATTCTATTATTTAATTTTAAATTAGTTTTTGTTGTTTCTTTTGAAAAATATTTAAAACCAAATTTAATCCAAGAATTTGGTAAATGCCTTTTGGTTGCATTATCAAATTCTTTTTTAGTTATTTTTTTCCAATCACTCATCTTAAAAACCTCTGTTTTTCTTTACATTTCTAGTATTAACAAATGAATCTGGTTTATATCCAAGTAAGTGTTTTATTTTATCTATTTGTTCATTAACAACAAGTTTATCATCTTTTACACTGCCTTCAGTCAATTGTTGTGTTGGGTTTTTTATTGCTACCACTGATTTACCATCCGTATAGAATTTATGTGTATTCATTGCATTAACAACAGCTTCATTAACAACAACTTTTTTATCAATTGTCTTACTTAAATATATGTTTCCAAGACCATCAAAACTTAATTCCATTAATATATTTTCATCAAGTTTTTCAATTTCTTTAACTTCATTTAGTCTAAACTCCATTAAACGTCTCTTACCTAAAACATCAATATATCTACCAGTAATCATTGATTCAGAAAGTTTAATATTACTATTAAGTCCCATTCTTTCATTCCAAGCAACATCATCATTTTTTTTCTTTACGTTCTTATCAAACTGAACTTTTTCAATTCCATCATCAACTGGTTGACTATCTTTACCATACATTGGTGCATCACCTTTAAATTTCTTTTGTTTCTCACCCATTTCAAAGAATTCTCCTTGGTCAGCTTTCATTCTTTCAACAAAACGTTCAGAAGGTTCATTATCATAATTTAAACTATGTTGTCCATTACGATATAAATCAACTTCTTCTTGTTCTTTAGTTGTTAAATTACGTTTAGGTATTTCATCACCATCATTATTTGTACTATTTCCAACATTTTTAAGTGATTCATCACTTTTCATATCGGCATTTTTTATTACTTGTTTTTCAATGTCCTGACCTAATTTCTGAGGGTCTTTAGGTACATCAGTTTGTTGGTCTTTATGTTGTAATTCTTTTTCGACATTAATGACATCTTTAGTATCACTATTTTTAAAATCTTTTTTAAAATTTTTCTTATTTTCATCTCCAACACGAGCATTAAGTATTTGAGAATTTGATTTTCTATCTTCACTCATTATTTTTAATTTATCATGATGAATTGAAAATGCTTCCAATTCTTTATTTATTTCTTCAAGCAATTTTTCTGCTTCATTTAACCCACTAGTTTGTTGAGTTCCTACAGGCAATCCATTACCTTGGTCGCCAGTTGGTTGTGCTTTATTTGACATTGAATTTCCGTTATTTTGTATCATAGTTTGTGTGTCTTCTTTAATATTTTTATCATTTCTTTGTGGTAAACTATCTTTCTTTTGTAAATACTCTGAATTTTCATTAATGTTATATTCTTCCATCCATCTTGAATAATCATAAACTAAATCATCACCAAATTTATAAACACCAATATCGATTTTACCGTCAGGATATCTAGCATTTACAAATTGCCATTTAGTATCACCCATCATGAATGGTTTTTCATCTTGTCTATCAGATAAGTATTCAACTATATCATGTAAACTTAAATATTCATTAATATTTAATTTACTATCATCATTATGTGAATATACTTGCATAAATTCATCGAAATTAACTCTTTCTTCACTACCATCAGTAAATATTATTTTAATTGGTTTATCAAGTAAATTACTTAGGTCATTAGGATTAATTTTATTATCAACACTATGTTTTAATTGGTTATTTTTATTAAAATATTGAATATCAACTATTTTATCATATATTTCTTCATTAACTTTTTCAGGTAGTCCTTTATGTTTTGTGCTTGCAAAATCTTCAGCTTCTTTATCCGTCATTGATTTCGCTGCTTTTTTAACACTATCACTAACTTCAGAATCACTTAATTCACCTTTTTGATATGCATGTACCATTCCCATAAATTTCTGTTGTGCTTTAGATTTTGATTTTTCATCGAGATTCATTTCATTTAATTCTTTACCATTTTCAAAACTAGCAACTGTACTATCGGCATCATACCAATCAGATATTTCATATGTATTATCAGAAATTTGATTAACATGTTGTACTACACCTTCTTCTTTACTTATATTAAATGCATCATTTTTTGCTTGTTCAAAATCATTATATGCTCCTTCGTTAAGATTAGTCTTGTTTATTTCTTTATTTTCCTTTATTGTATTGTTTGGGTTTTTTACGATTTTACCACCCTTGTAAGTTGGTTTTGCATTACTACCACCAACTAAATTACTATCATCAATAACAGATGAATTACCTTTTCCTTTATCCTTCATCTTTTTTTCACTTGCAATTTCCGAGACTTTGGGATTATTTAATTCTTTCCATTCTTTATCAGTATTAATTTGATTGGCTTGATAATTGTTTTTATCACCCATTTTTGTTACAAAAGCACTAGCACTAGAAGAAACCGAAGATTCATTAAGCATATCGACATATTTTTCAAAACCTGATGGGTCTATTAAATAATTACTTTCTTGAATAATTGTACCGCCTTTCCAAATAGGTTTTCTTATTTTTTGACCTTTTTCCTTATTATCACCCATTAAATCACCTTTCGAACTAAATGCAGCAGGACCAGCATATCCAACATATCCAGCAGCACCACCAGCACTACCAGCACTGGTTGTTTCATCAACATCACTTTTATCCAATTTTGTTCCAGTGGCATCCATTTTTTTCTTACCTGCTTTTTTTAATTGATTAATTCCACTTTTATCCCTTCTCTTTTTTTCTTTAGGTATAGCATTTTTATATTTTTGTAGATATTGTGAACTATTTAATACATAATCATTAAAAATCATATTCATAATAGTTTCATTATGATGATAACCATATTTTTCTTCACCATCTTCAGCCATTTTATCATAAACTGCCGATAATTTAGGGTCACTAAATACAAGTGCTTCCATTTTAGGTAAACTAAAAATCTTTTTCTTTAATGATTGTTCTGCTTCACTTAACATTTCATCAATTTCATTTAATTTTTCTTGAGATTCACGTATATTAAGATTGTTTGTTACCATACTTTTTTTAAAATCCTTTTCAAATTTTTTTGATTGAGGACTTATCGGTTCTTTGTGTGTTGGTTTTATGTTTGCCATGAATTATATTTTATTATATTTTATTACTTTTTACAAATCTATTTTCGTATGAACATAATGGTTGTAAATTCATATAATGGTTTAATTTAATAATATCTTCTTCTGAACACGCTGTTGAAACTGGTATTATATGGTCAATATCCCATGAAATATTTGATTCTTTGGGTTGACCATTCCAATTACCGTAATTATCCCAACTCATCCAACTTTCAAATTTATTTTCCAGATATATTTTAAATTCTTCAAAAGTACAACCAAGAATATTTTGTATTTTAGATGTTTTTTTATGTCCGTTCTTTTTTATTGAATTTGATATTAAATTTCTTATATTTTTTGTTAATCGATAAAATTTATCATTAGTATATCTATTTCGTTTATATTTTATTCCATAATTAATAATATCTTCCTTATTATTAACATAATACTCTTTTTTATTTTTTAATATTTTTTCTTTATTAATTTCATAATATTTGACATTTTTCTCTTTAATTTTCTCAACATTATTTAAATAATAATCCTTTCTACTTTCAAGAATTTTTTTCTTATTATTTAAATAACGCTCTCGTTCACGTTTTTTCTTTTTCTCAATATTATTTAAATAATATTGCTTATTGTATTCCCTTTTCTTTTCAACATTATTTTCCATAACTAATTAATTACATAATTCCTGTCTTCCAGAAGTCTCTTTTTTGCCACAATACTTTATAAACTGCTTCCATTGCATTTTTTATTATAGAAATAGTTTCTCCCCTTGTTAATGAATTAGATTTATTTAAGACATTTTTAATTTCTTTATCTAATGAATCTTTAACAAATTTATTAATTTCATCATTTACAATTCCTTTAACTTCTTGTTTATCCATATTGTGTTTATCAGTTGTTTATAAATACTTAGTTAATACAAAAAATGCTTTAATAAAAAAAGCACATATTATTTATGTGCTTTTAATTATATTAGACAATATGCTTCTTAATATATCTATATTATTTCATTAAAAAATATGTACCACCAGCACCAACAACTACACCACCAAAGACATACCCAACAATCTTACCGTTTTTATTAAACCAAAGACCAATTTTTTGCCAGCCAGTTGGGTCGATGATTTCTTTTTTTAAAGCAGGAATTGCATAACCATTAACATCATATACTTTTACATATTTATTTGAATTAGTTACACTAAATGAAATAGGATAACCCTTCCTTTTATTATCTTCCCAATGAAATTCAATGAATTGTTCATTAGGTAATGTTAATTTATTTATAAATAAATTTGGTTTTGTATTTATTGGAAAAGGTAATACACCTGTTGCTAAAAAATTATAGTTAATGTTTGGGTTATCAGTTTCAATAAAATTAACTGTTTTATTTGTTGTATCTATAAGAACAACACCACTATGTTTTAAAGAATCAATTACAAAATTAGCATGAATAAGTGCTGCTGTTATAACTGAATTTTCTTTATTAACTTCTTTAATTTTCTTTATTAAATTTTTTTGACTTTCAGTTAATTGAGTATTCATTTCATCCAAATAATTGAGTTCGGCTTGAATTGTAAGTTTTTCAGCAACCCATTCACCTTCTTTGTTTTTAAATATTTCAACAGTATCAATTAAAGCATTCTTTAGTTTAACTTCTGAATCATATTTGTCTTTAAGATTCAATATTTTTTTATGTTGAATTTGATATATACTACCACCAACAATAATTAATAATATTATTAACATTATTGCCCATCGGTTATTTTTCATTAAAATTTTAAATATTGTTTTCATATTTATGATTGTTTTTCAGGTTCATTTGCACTATTATTACTTATAACATTATCTCTCCAATATTTATAAAACGTATCAAAATAAGATTCAAGTCTACCAATAATTTCTTCGTTCTCAAGATTATCTGGAGAAAAATCTTCAAGATAATTAAACTCAACACCAGAAGTACTTTCTTCAGGAGTTACTTTATATACAAACTGAATAACACCATCAACAGTTCCTCCCCAGAAAACAAGGTCATCATATACTTCTAAATCAATTAGTTTAAGACTAACTTCCATATCATCAAAAAATCTTCTAATTTTTTCTTCTTCAATACTTTGGTCATAAATCGTTTCTTTATTTTTAACATCTTCATTTAGTCTACGAGTTATTTTTAACATATCATTAACACTTAAATCTTTCTTTAGTGCTTCAGATTCATTTACAATAAATTTACCTTCACGAACTCTTTTCATTAGTTCTCTCATTTGGTTTGGACTTGTTTTTTGATTTATGCTATTTTCCATGCTTTCTTTTTATATAAATACTATTAATTATCATTAGATAACATCTCAGTTAATTGGTCAATATTTAACAAAGGATTCATATCACTACTGTCTTCAATATAATTCCCTCTAAATACAATTCCTTTAAATTTATGAGTATTTTTATGATATGTGTAAAATTCAATAAATGTTTTAGGTATATTATGTTTTTCACACAAAAAATTAATTAAATTAATAAGACTATCTAATTGTTCATCAGAATATTTTTCCCAAAAATCATAATCTAACCATTCTTTTTCAACAACTCGATCTTTAATACAAAACTCATTTAACCAATTTATAAACTCTCCAGATGTTGTTTCAAATAAACAACCCATGTTTTCTAATACAATTGATATACTGCGCTTATCGCCTTCTTTAACACCAAGAAAATCACTATGATATTTATCATCATAATGTTGATAAATATTTCCTTCTCGATTAATTGTAAATGTATTCCATTTTTTTGTTTTACCAAATTCTTTATGTTGTAGTCTTTTAATATGATTATTATCTTTTCTCAAACTAGAACCAATTACAATTTGAGTTTTAACTGTTTTAGTCTTATAATGATTATAAGTTGATATTTTATATGTTTCCTTGTCTATGTGCATTATAATTTAAATAAACGACATCTACGTCACCTTCAATTAATTTTTGTATTGCTCTTTTAAATCCTTCACCCCATTTAACATCATCCCAATCATATTTTTTTATTTTGAAGGTTATTAATATATCTAGTTCTTTTCCTATGTTCTCTATTAACAATTCTTTGTTGTTTGTTAATTCTTTTTTGAGCATTAATCTGTTCTTTTCTGACTTCAGGCGATATTCCAATATTTGAATATTGATTAACTTGTATTGTAGCACATGAACTTAACATCCCAATAATTAATATTAAAAAAAATTCATTTAACCAATTATTCTTACGTGACCTATAATATGCACCACCATATTTTTTAGCAAATTCTGTTTTCGTTTTACATTTACTTGCAGCACTCTCACAATTTTCTTTAGTCCAATAAATAGTATTATATGGTAATTTATGCATATGACCACAAATCCCATCAATCCATTTATTTTGCACAGATGTGCTATATGCAGAAGATGATTTTTCACTAAATTCTTTCTTAGTTTGATATTTCAATGCTTCTTTTTTACATACATCAAAAGTCCAAAATATTACACGTTTAGGCTTTTCCATATGTTCACAAATTTCATTCAACCATCCGTTTCTACGTGATGAGTTATATGCACTTCCAGAGTTAATTCTAAAATCATTTCTACTTTGATATTTCAATGCTTCTTTGTGACAATTTTCTTTATTCCAAAAAAAATTGTCGCTACCAATTCCACCTGTTTTTGATATATTTAATGTTTTCCAACCATCATTAATATATTTATTAAGTAAAATACCTTCCATTTTAGATGCTTCATTGATATCTATAAAATCTGTCAATTGTTTATAATTAGGTTCAAGTCCAGTTTTTAAAATATGTTTAGTTACTGAATCTTTTTTATTATTTTTTCTCCACATCATTCTTTTTTTTGGATTACCTGTTAATCCCACATAAACATGATTATCTGAAAATTCAAAAGAATATATACATCTTTTTTTTATATTACCCAATTTAATCATGTGTGAACAAATTTCATTAAGAAACTTATTTTTCCTTGCGCTATGATATGCTGAAGGATAATTTAATTTAAATTCACTTCTTGTTAAATATTTTAATGCTGCTTTATGACAATTTTCTTTATTCCAAAAATTTCTTCTTTTTCTCATAATATCTATTTAATATAAATACTATAATTATTAAATTAGTTGCTATTTCAATACAAATAATCTATTTTTCTTTAATTTTTTTGCTTTATCGACTAATTCTTCTAAAATATCTTTATCATAACCACTCAAATCATCAACATCAAATTTAGTTAACTTATCAACAATTTTTAATGCGTCTTTAATTAGTCTTGCTTTATCTCTTTCTTCACCCATAATTTATTTCATATTTTCAAGTATTCTATAAGTATCATCAAAATTCTCAATGATATCTAATGCTTCAATAAAACTTGTTGCAATATTTCTTCTTTTACCAACGGTAGTAAAAATATTTAATCTATCCATATCACGTAAAAATTCATCAACAAATTTATTTGAATTATTAATTTTTGCTTTTTCAGCAACAGCAGCCTTTAATTCTAATCCACTCATTACTCTATCACCAATATTCAATTTACCATCACGATAAATGAATGTAATTAATGCACGATATCTATCTTTTTTCTTATAAATATTTTCAAATTTATCTTGATTAATAACATATAAATTATATTCAAAATATTCTCGAAAATAAAGACCACCAATTATAATCAATTCATTAAAACAAACAATTATTATGAATAATATTTTATTTTTCGTATCAGCATCTTCATTACTAGATTTAGTTGTAGATAATTCTGTTTGTAATTCTTCAATCTTTGATTGAAGTTCTATTTTAATTAATTTTATTTCATTATTATTATCTTTAATTAAATTAGTGTTTTTATCAATACTATTTTGATATTCTTTTCTTGCTGTAATATAATTTAAAGGTGTTTCTTTTAATTTTTCACGTAATTCAATATTAATTGCCCTTAATGATTTGTTATCATTAACATATACTGATATTTTTTCATCATATATTAAATTAAGACTATCTTTTAATGATGATATCTCGGTTTTAGCTACATTATATTTTGATAAATTTGTTATTGCTAAATTTTTAGAACCATTTATTGATAAATAAAAACTCAAGATAATCGTTACCATTGATATAATTAACCAACCTAACATTTTAAATCCAAGTTTTCTTTGATTTTTTACAAAGTCATTACTGAAATTTCGAACAAAATACCTTTTTATTATTTCAAAAATTGATAAGAAAACTAATGTTAATATAAAAGCAATAATCATTCCCCAATCACCAGTAATAAAATTTGCAGAAATTGCTTTTAATAGTGAAGGAAAAACTAAAAAATATGCAAAAAATATTGAACTTACATTTCCAACAAATGAAAAATTAAATAACCATTTATCCAATTCTTTATTAGCACCTTCAAAATCTTTAGTGTCTATCTTTTTTCTTAATTTATCATATTTCTTTAAATCCATTTTTTTCGTTTACAATAAATAGTAATAATTATGTTTTATTCAATACTTAAACTTGATATTCCTTCATTATTAACATTAACATCAATTAAGTAATCTGGTTCGATATTAGTTCTGTGTTCAATTACTAATACTTTTTTCATTTTTTGTTTAATTAATAATAATATTTCAATAAATTCTTCAACACTATTTTCATCTAATTTACCCATTACTTCATCTAATAAAAAAATATTCGGTTTTGCTTTTACATTAACTTTATTTAAAGCAAATTTTAAAACAACACTTGAAAATGTTCTTTCTTTACCACTTGCACTAATACAATCAATAATCGAATTTGGTCTGTCATTATATATTAATTTAGGTCTAAGGTCATCAACATCAAGCCATACTTTAAATTGTGCAACACTTAAAATATTTTCTAATGTAACATTAATTTTTGGTATAATATAATTTGTTAACATTTGTCTCGGAATTCCATCACGATGAACACATTTTTTATAAAGACTCATAACATTATTTTGATATTCTTGTACTTTATATTCAGAAACTAATTTTTCATTATCCTTTATTTTTATTTGTTTTTCACCAATACTTGTTTTTTTTATGAAAATATCTTCTTTATAATCATTTTCATCAATTACAAGACTTTCAACTCTTTCTTTAGCTGCAACAATTCCTTTTTCAATTCGCTTATTTTCTTCAATTTGTTTTAAACTATTTTCATGTTGATTAATCTTTTGTTTTAAAATATTAATTTTTAGTTCTTCATTTTGAATACGTGTCGGTATTAAATCCAATTCAGATTGAAATTGTTTGCATTTATTAACATCATTTTGGTCATTAGTTAGAGTACCTATCTCAGTTAAAATGTCTTCCATATCAAGTCCTAATTGAATAATTTCTTCATCAATTTTGGTAATGTCTTTGTTACATTTATTAATTAATGGCTTCCAATTAACATTTATATCGTTTTCATGTTCTTTAATTTCTTTTACGATATTAAACATTTCAGTTTCTTTTAACCCAACCATTTTAATTATATGGTCTTGATGTTCTTTTTTATCAATAACTTGTCCACACTGACTACAAACTTTGCTGTTTTTTAAAACAACTATTTCATCTTTTAATTTTCCACCATCTTTTTTTAATATAAAAATACTTCCATTAATTACTTCAATTTTATGTTCATATTCAGATTTTTGACGTTCTAGTGATTTAATTTCTAATTTTTTATCATATACTAGTTGTTTATGATTATCACGTTTTTCAATTAACTCATTCAATCTATTTTCATCATAAGTTTCTTTTAAATTATTAATACTTTGATGTAAAACCATTTTACGTGCCTTTATTTCAACGATATTCTTTTGATTGTCACTTATATCTTCTCGTGCAATATCTACGTCTAAATTGTATATTTCAGGGTCTATTTGATATAATTTTTTTGTTAGTGTTTCAATATAATCACGACCAGTACTAATTCTTTTTTTAATATCAGGAAGTCGGTTTTCTTCAATTTCAATAATTTCATTTTGAAGTACTTTGATTTCTTGATTTAATATTGTATTTTGATTTGTTGTTGTTTCAACATTACATACTATTTTTGGTTTTTCATTAATTCTTTTTTGATAAGTTTTAAGACCTTCAAGTTTTTTATCAAAAATATCGAGACCACTATCATATAATAACGAATCAATAAAATCTGCCATATCATTGGATAATATTTTATTAAGTGTATCGGAAGTCGTCATTACAATTCGCATGAAATTATCATACGTACCAATAATCGAATTAATTTTCTTTTGAGTTTTTATTCTATGGTCTTCATCAAGTTTTTCTAATGCAGAATCATCGTTCATTTCATCATCAGGACTTGCAAGTATATAATAACTAAGACTTGTTGGTGTACCAATAATATCACCACTTTTATTTTTATTGATTTCAGTTTTCTTTTTTATACCAAAATATTCACCATTGGCTTCAAGCACCAAATATGCATCAGTAAAACTGGCATTATTTCTATTATTTACAAAACGTTTATCACCGAACTTAACTCTATTTTCAGTTTCAAGTGTTTTACCAAATAATATATAAGTAATTATTTTCATTATAGTAGTCTTACCAGCAGTATTTTCACCAGTAATCTGAAATAAACCATCTAATTCTCGCCAGTCAATATCTAGTTTTTCATAAGACATAAAATTATTACCACCAAATTTTATAATGTCCCACTCAATACTTTGTTCATCAAAAACATCAATTTCTTTAAGAATTTCTTCATCAAGAGCAAGGATATCTTTAATTAGTTGTTCGTCAGTTCCAATCTTCTCCAAATACTCTTTAAATATTTCTTGTTGAACAGCCTTATCAGTTACATTTTCTAATGTAATCGTTTCATTAATATCAACATTATCGTTTTCAATAAATTCATTTTTATGTGAAATAGTTATATTTTTATATTTAGATTTAATATATTCAATAACCTTTCTTTCATTTTCCTTTGTTCTTGTTTGCGGTAGTGTTGCCCAAACAAATCTAATTCTCATAAATTTAGTTGAGTTATCAATTTCAAAATCTAAATCTTCAAAATCAGTATATGGTGTTATCTTAATATTATGATATGAATAGTCATTATGAATCGGAACTTGTATTGCTTCTAGTTTTTCAATATCCCATAATAAATAACCATGAAAAGCATCATCACCTTCACTAATATTTTGTGCTATTAATGAACCACAATATGCCTTAGTTTTTTTCTTATCTAAAAATTGCATTCTATGAATATCACCAAACATCGAAATATCACCTTTGAAATCACTAATCTTATAATAAGACTTACTTTTCATTTCAAAATCTGTTGTAGAAATACAACCTGTTATTGGGTCATGAAATAAATCAACTGTAGTTAAGCCACTTTCGGTTTTATATGCATTAATCTTTTTACCTTCTTTAGTTTTCCAAGGATTATTTTTTGATTCACCATGATGCCAGATAACCCAAATAATATTATCATCAGTATAAAACCCTGTTTTTTCATAATAAATTACATCATAATCACCAAGAGTTTTAACTATTGCTTTAATGCTATCAACACGCTTTAAATTTTTCTTTCTACAATCATGATTTCCCCTTGTTATTCTAACAGGAGCAATCTTAGCTAATTTCTTTAGAAAGTCATTTGCCATTATTAATTGTTCACCCTGAAGGTCAAGGTAGTCGTGAACGAGGTCACCAACAATTACAATTCTGTCTGGTTTATTATTACTAATTGAATCAATAGTTCTATCAAAAACTTCCTGATATTCATCATTTCTTGTAGGTGTTTTACGAATGTGAATGTCAGCCATATGACATATTGTTCTTATATTCATTATTTTATTTTTTTTACAAATATATCTAAAAGAACGATAATATACAAACTATTTTAAAATAACCCAATTATCACCATATTTTTTTATTGAATATTTATCTAATTTTCTATAAAGTGTTCTAAGATTAATATTCAGTTCTTTTGCTGTTTTTGACATATTTTTTGTTTTATTTAAAGAATCTAATATCATTTTTCCTAAATTATACTCAATATTTAATTCATAATTGTTTGAATCAATTTCTTTTTTTAAAATATTTAAATTTCCACCATTTTTATTATATAATGTTCCTGTACCATTATTTAATCTACCAATTGAACTAATAAACATTTGTTCATAATAAAATGCATTTTCTTTAGTTAAATCATTAATTAATTTAACTGATGAAAATTCATTTGTACTTTTTAATTCATCAATAAAATCAATTAGATTATTATCTCGATTACTTAATTCAAACATCCTATTATTTAACCCTTTTCCAATATATATTGGTTCAGAAGTAAAAATATAATCACCTACTTTAATATTACATTTTTTTCTTTCATTAAAATAAACATAGATATAATAATTGTTATGATTATTTGATTGATTGATTGCATTAACTAATTTATTATCAATAATTTCAACATCATCATTTATATCAATTAATTTTATATTGAAATGATTCATTATACTTTCTTCAATAATTTCATCAAAACTAATATTATAATTTTCTATTTTAGATAAATCATGTCTAATTTCATTAATTTTATTATATAATTTATTTGATAACGTAATAGATATTTTTTTCATAGTTTTTAAGATAAATACTGTCACATTTTTTTTATGACATTGACAAAATGAAAATATGTCATAAAAATTTCTTTTGGCATATTATTGGTAAGGTTTTTAGAAAATAATAATAATATTAATTAAAAAAATTTAAATTATGACAACATTAATGAAATACTCAAAACCTCAAAATGGAATATTAAATCTTTTTGACAGTTTCTTCGATGATAGTATGTTTAATCTTGATATTCCTGTTAACACAATTATTCCTGACTATGATATTGTTGAAAAAGATAATGAGTATATTGTTGATTATGCTTTAGCTGGATTTAAAAAAGAAAACATTAAATTAGATGTTGATAATAATATATTAACAATCGAAGGTGAACGTACTGCTGATGAAGAAATAAAATACAATCGTAAAGGTAGTTTTTATGGTCATTTTAAGAAATCATTTACGTTACCACAGAACGTAATCGCTGATAAAATAGATGCTTCGTTCAGCGATGGAATTCTTTCAATAAAAATTCCAAAAAATGAAAAAACGAAGTTAAGTAAGACAATTAAAATTAACTAATTTTTATTTTTCTTAACAAAAAAGGTGTCTATATCGACACCTTTTTTATTCATATATTATTTCAGGATTATCTTTTTTTAATTTAGTTTTAATATAATTTATTCTATTGCTAATAGTAGAACTTGTAAGATTAAATTCACAACCAATTTCATTATAATTATAACCTTGAATATATTTCATATTAAGTAATGTATAGTCTTGTGGTGTTAATTGATTAGTAATATAACTTATTGAACTACAATTTTCAAAATCATAATCAGCAGTATTATTTATTGATGTTGAATTAGTAAACATATCACTAGTTGCATTTATGTAACTTGTTGAAATATTATCATAATACGAATCACCAGTAGTATATGAAATTACACAATTAGTATTATTACCAGTTAAAGTAATTGAATTATTTCTCCATTTATCAATCATATAATTTTTAGCTATACTAAAAACCCATGATTTAAATTTTGATTTATTAACATCAAATGACTCTAAATTCATAATTACTTTAATCATGATTTCTGAAACATCATCATCAATATCATTAATATTAGAATATTTACTTTTTATAAAGTTTTTAACAATAATTTTATATTTATTATATAATATTTCTTGTGCTTTTGGATTTCCCTTCAAAATATTTTGAATAATTTCCGTATCTTCCTGCACCTTTTTCATATGGTTTTTGTAATTTTTGAATAAAGTAATCATCTATAATTAAATCTCTTGCACCATATAGAATCTTAATAACAACATCAATCCCTTGATTTTTTCTAAGTTCATCTAAATCTTCATTAGTTGGAAGTTTAACTAACTTAACCCTTTCTTCACATCCTATGTAAATAGTTTCTAACATATAATATAACTCAACACTATTTTTATAAGCATCTGGGTCTAATAAAATAACAACATTAGGTTTTAATTCTTTCAATTTCATGAATAATATTGTTGATAATGTTTTCCCTAACATAGGTGTTGTATTTACTGGAAAAGAAAGCATATCAAATACACCTTCAACAAGATAAACTGTTGAATCCCAATTAATTAAACCTTCATTAAAAATAATTGTATTTTTATCGGCTTTAGGGTTGAGATAAGGTAATTTTTTCTTAGTTTTTTGGTCATCGCCATAATATCTACCAACAAAATAATTAACTTCACCACTTTTATCAAATGATGGAATTATTATTCTATTGGCATATTTTCCAGTAGTACAAAAACCAAGTCGATATCTTAAAATAATATCTCGGTTTATTTTTCTTTCATTAACTAAATAATTATAGGCTTTAAAATGGTCTGGATTATTAATGTCCATTTGTGAAAAATAAATCATTTCTTCAGGTAATTTTACTTGAAGAAATTCTTTTTCATCTTCATTAAAATCATAATCATGAAAAATTCCAGCATATGATTTATATAGTTCATAATCAATACTAGTACCAAATGTTCGAATAAGTCTACCTAATGAACCACTAAATTTAGGTTCATCACATTTCCAACATGAAAATATTTTGCGTTTAGTATTAATTTCAAGATTATATTTACCATCTGGGTATAAAAGTCCCTCACGTTCTTGACAACGAGGACAATTTACTTGAAGTTGTTCCGATACGTTTAATCCCTTAACATCTTTAAAAATATTTTCAATTATTGAATGAAATTCTTGACCTATAACATTTTTCATATAAATTTATTATATTGGTTATTCCTTAACATAGAGGGCATGTGTGAACATACTTCATCTAAAATATTATGTCTTATTGCCCAAACATATGCAGCCTTATTTTTTAATTGAAATTCATTTCTTGATTTATATTTAAATGCAATTATTTTTATTTCATTGATAGTCCAATAATGAATTTTCGGTATCATATGTTGGCATATCTCATCTAACCATCCATATCTTTGTGCTGCTGCATATATTTTATTATTTTTATAATAAAATTCGCTTCTTGAATTATATTTTAATGCTTCTATATTACATTTTTCTTTAGTCCAATATTATTTTAAATTAATTATATCTTTTAATTTCTTTTAAAAACGGAAAGAATTTTATCATGCGATTAAGAAATCCGGGACAATAAATTCTAAAATTACCAATTCCTTGACTATCTACACCTAATTTAATATGATTTTCTTGTAATTCATTAAATAATTCAATAACACTCTTTTTTACAACATCATCATTATTTTTCTCTTTTTCTTCAATTAATTCTAATTGAAGTTTTTCATTTTTATCTCTTAATAATATTACTTGTTCTTCAAGCCATTCAATACCTTTTGGTTTATCAGATTCTTCAGGTGTTTCAGCTATTTCAATTAAATCATCTTTTTTTGTAAGTTTATTGATTGATGAATCTTCAAGTAATTCTTGAACTTTTGCCTTCGCTTTTAAATCTCTTTCTTGTTCAGGAGTTAAAGTAGTTTCAACTTTTTTCTCTGCTGTAGTTTTATTTTTTGCAGTAAGTTTCCTTTTTGTAGCGGGTTTCTTACCTTTCGCTAAATTAATAATGTCTTTTTTTGCCATATTATTCTAATATTAAATTTTTTATTTTTCTATTATTATTTATAATTTCATCCACAGTCTAACCATAAATTAATTTATTTGTATTAAAAATCACATCTAATCCAAAATAATATTACTATTTAATGTGGCGACTAAACCAAATTCATAGTTCCACAAAAACCCATCTGCTGCTTTTGTTGAACCAATAAATCCTTTTTTGTGATGCCATTCTTCAGTACCTGTTAAACTTGATAAGTACCTAATTGTAACACCTAAGTCTTCATTTAAAAGTCTTGATTTATTTATATCATATTGCACAGTCCTTTTTCTATGAATATGTCCTAAATGCCATTCATGGAATTTTGTTTCACTCCACATTGGCTTAGATTCTATATCAGTTGCCATTATTAATGGTAATGATGCTTCTTTTTCTTCACTTCCATGTGTAAGTCCAAGTAATAAATTCCCATAACGATAATATTTTCTTGGTGATGCTCCGTTATTAATTGAAACCAACCTATCAGTATTAAACCAAGCCTCTAAATACTTACCCATGTAATAACTACGTTCAAAATCATGATTACCCGGTATAACAACCACATCTACAGGAACACCTGTTTGTTTTAATAAATTTATTGCATCAATTAGTAATCGTACACCGACATCAAATGTTTTTTGCCATCTAAGGTCTTCATCTTGTGGAATTCCTTTAGTTGTTGTATTTTCCATAGTATCACTATTGAAAAAATCATTTCCAACAGGAAATAATATTCTATCAAAATTAAAACCATTAGCACCTTTAAGAAGTTTTTGTATTGAAGTTAAAAATCTTTTACGTGCGATTTTAACGTCATAATTTTCAAAAGTTTCACCACCCCACGCCAATTTACCAATATGTAAATCAAATATTGAAATTTCAAGTAAATTTTTTTCATCACCGCCAATATTATTTCTTTCCCAATCCATATATAATGTTGGTGGAATATAATTTTTTGTCATTTCTTGAAATACTTCACCAGCAATTTTTTCTTTAACTAATTTAATATCACGTTCAAGACGTGCTTTAACTTGCCAGTTTTGAATTGTTTCAGGATAATGACGTTTCCAACTCGTAACATCCCATTTATTAATTAAAAAATCCTTTACTTTCCATACATCAGAATTAACCTTACATGCTGCAAGTAATTCGTCTAATGTTTTTACATGGTCATCTGGATAACTGTTACCACCAACCCACTCATATTCTGCTTCATTACCTTTTTCTTTAAAACTTTCACGATCACCAACTTTTGGTAAATCTTTGGGTTTATTTGGTTCAGAATAATTAATATTTTTTTCTTTATTTGGTTGTGAGTAATTATCCTTTTTTTCTTCAGTTTTTTGATATTGATTTGTAAACGTTTTATTCTGAGAATATTTAGTATATGCATTAACAAATTTATTATAAAGATTAATTTCTAATTCACCTTCATTAAATTTCTGATAAACCATTGCTTTTATGTTCTTAACATATGTATTGGAATATCCACACTTAACACTTGCTTCTCTTGCCGATAATTTATTTTCAATACCATAATTGATAATCTCAATGGCTTTATCAATTCTTTTTTGCATATTATTACTTCGTTTTTTTGTCATATTTTTATCTTTAAATAAAATAATTTTAATATATTTATCAAAAATATGGTAAATATATCAAATATACAAGAGTTTACATAAATACATTGCCATTTTCTTTCAATAAAATGATATTATTTTCAATTTTCTTACACTCATCAATAAAATTTAGTTCATTAATTAATGATAAATTAAACCATTCACCTTCTTTTTTTAAATAAATAAGTTTATTATGAAATGTCTTCTCTATCATGTGTGCATGTTCAAATTCATATGATTCAACTAATTTTAATTCTGATGAATTTCCTGTTTGAAGTTCTTTAATCCTCTTCTTTGGATGTTTAGATACACCAATTTTATAGTAACTATTTTCTAATGATTGAATTAAATATACGTATTTCATTCTAATAAACTAATTCCATTATACCATTTAATTTATTCAACAAATACTTGTTAATATTTTTTATTGTATATGGAATTCTAATTAAAGTAATATTATTTTTCTTACAATACTCATTTTTTATTATGTCGTTTCTTTTTAATTCATTAAACGATTTTTTTGCTGTTTCAATTGAACAACGATAAAATGATTTAGGTTTAAAATGTTGTTCACCATCATATTCAATTAAAATGTTATGTTCTGGCAAATAAAAATCAAATAATAGTTTTTGTTTTTTCCCAAGACAATCATTAAATTTTTTCTGTCTTTCAAATTGAATACAATTTGTAGTTAAAATATATGTAACTATTCTTTCACCTTTAGAAATTGCCCAATTTTTGAAGTATTCTAAATTATAAATTCTTTTTCCCATATTATTTTATTATACCCATACTTTTTAGACCAGCATAACCTACACAATAGCTGTCACTTAAGTCATAGCACATATCTTTAGGTTTACCATCTTTTTTATAAAACCATTCAATTTGGGGTTCTAATTTACAAACTTTTTTCCAGATATACAATTTTTTTTCTTTCCGATATTCTGGTGGAAATGATAATGTTTCTTTTCTTTCAATTTCACCTGTTTTTCTGTTTCTAGTATTAGAAATCTTAACTAATTCATCACAAAATATTTTACGTGATTCATAAACACTAATTTTTATTGGATATGTGTTAAATATCGTATATAATATATATCTACACATACCATTAAATCCAAATAATAATGATACTGTGTTTTGATTATTACTACCACCTAAAGGTTCTTCAACAATAGTTTCAATAATAACACCATTTAATTCATCTAACACTCTTTTCTGATACTCATAAACATATTTTCTAAAAACTTCAGCTTTATAAATGTCTCTGTTTTCAACAGGTGTATTTTTATCTGTTTTTAATTCAAGATGTTTAAGTTCAATTAGTTTACCATTACTATCCCATAATGCCATTCCAATATTTGTTGTGCTGATATCTAACGACCAAATATAATTTTCCATAATTTATTTATATTTATTTTCTTTAAATTCTTCAATTAATTCTTGAATTCTTCTTGGATTGTTAATATATAGATTAATTAAATCTTCAATAACACCACCAATTTTCAAACTTTTTCCTTTACATAATATCTTAAATTTATTATGTAAATTACCATCAATAATAACCGATTTTGGTTTTATTTTATCGAGCGTAAATATTTCTTTCATATTTATTTAAATTTTTATTTCATAATTTATAATAAATACTAAGATTTTATAAAAAATTATATATTTTTATGTTTTTATTAAAAATAAATTAAATTTAGAAGTCTAATGCAAATACTATTGTTCTAGCAATAGTTCCATCTTTAGCAACAGGGTCATTTAATTTACCTATTGCAACAAGGTTTTTGTTACTATCATAAATTCCAATTTCACTAATATAGACAGTTTCATCCCCATCCCAAGTTTTATTTGTACTGGAATTAAATTCATTTAATGGTAAATTAATATTAATATCTGTAGTATAAACATCGGCTTTAATGCCTGAAGAAACATTACCAAAAAAATATGTTTCTTCACCAAAAGGTAATTCATTATTACTATAATCTAAATAATCAAGATTATATGGAATAAATATTGATGAATTAGTATATGATAATAATGATACTTTAAATACAGTACTTGTGATATTATCAGGTGTTAAAAAGAATGTATTACCTGTTGTATAACCACTTACTTGGTTAGTAACATCAAATTGTTTCCATTTTATTGGGTCTGGTTTTACATCATCATAACTTGTAAATGGTGCGTTATCGACAATTTGTACAATTGCATGTATTTTGTTTGCAGTAAAACCTGTTCCAAGAGTATTTGTTACAATCGTATCTTTAGCAAGAAACTTAAAATCATTTTTATTCGGAAAATTAAATCTAATTTCTTGAACATAAGGGTCTGCTGAACCTAAATCAATTTTTTTTATATAATTACAATGAATTGCTTGACTATAATTACCTGTTGTTTGTAAACCATTAGGTATTAAGACGTATGTTATAAATGCTGTATTTCCACTCATTATTTTAATTTTTTATACTATATTATAATTTGGAATAGTCCAAGACCTATTTGATTTATATGACATTGCAAATAATAATTCTTGGTCTTCAATCACAAATATTTTTAAATCTGGAAATATTTTTCCAACAACAAAACCATTATCATCAGCTAAATCATAATAATAAATATTAAGACCAGTTAATAATTGCTGACCACCATTTGCAGATAATGTTGTACCTAATGTTTTTGTACTTGATTTATGCCACATTATTGTTGGAATATCAAGCGTTGGTGTATTATGTAAAAATCCTTCACCATAAACATTAGCAGAACTATTATTTGTATAGTGTATAATACCTAATTTTTTTAGTATAGGTGCTTGATTTTGGATATAAGATATAAATCCACCAAATTTTCTATTTTTAAATTGTGTATATTTTAAATTTCCTGCCTGTACACCAGCAATTTCTTCAGTATAAATAATTGACATATTCCAATATGGAAAAACAATTGTTGGACACTGACTATTTTCAAGAAAATTAATAACACTTTCATCAAGATAATCAGTAGATGACATATTTAATATTGTATCACCACTAAATGTGAGTTCATTATATAATATCATTGCACCAGCATATTTACCTGATGAATATCCATCAAAATCAGGTATGTCTCTATCAACTTCAACAGCAACATTATTATTTGCTAATATACCAGATATTATTTTAGTTATTTTATAAAATAAATGTGGTCTTGGTTCATTTTTATTAACTGTAAATTCTGTTGTATTTTTATTATACGACCACTTTACAAATAATATGTCACCAACAGCAGGTTCTTCTCTACTTCTACCATACAAACTTCCCTTTTTTAGATAAATAACATTACCACCATCAGGAATTTTAATATCAATTATACAATCTGGTTGTTTTACATGATTACTATCAACAATAAATTTAGTATTGTTATCACTAAAAAATCCCAAGGACTCTACTTGATTTTCAACAACATATTTTGCTACTGGTACTGATGTTAATTCATTATATGAGTCACCACTTATATTTCTAGGTATAAACGATATTAAACTAGGATTTTTATCTGCTGCTCTTAATATACTTGAATCAAATGCACTATATTCTTCATCAATAGCATTAACTTTAGCATTAAATTCATAATCAACTTCACTATCACCAATAGCAAAATATTTGAAATCTAAATTACCCCCAGATAATAATTCTCTACCTTTAGAAGTTAATTTAATATTCATTACAATCGGATTTTTTTTCTCAATAAATGCCATTTAATTTTCTTTTTATATAAATACAATTAATTTTATTTTAATATTATTGTTAACCACTAAGTTTCACTTCCACACAAAATTTACTAATACTACCACCATCAATATTTGGGATTGATAAACTAGTACTATAATTTGATTCGTCATCCCAACAATACCAACAAATATCTGCAACTTGATCAGCACCATTGTTAATTATTGCTACAACACTATCTAAACAAACTCCATATGTAGAGTTTTCATCAAGATTATTAAAACACATTGTATGTTGATAACTTGGTTCAGGTATATTCTTTACAAAAGTTTCTGTTGTTCCTTCATACAATTTAACATAACCACCCATACCATCATTACTATCATTATATGTACCATCAACCCATTCTAAATCAAGTCGAATATAATTTTCGTCTTCTGGTATTGGTGGATGATCTAATGCATTAGTTTTAGCATTACAAGTTGAACCAACACCAACACCAACACTATTTATTGCATATGCTTTAAAATAATATGTGGTATTTGGTGATAATCCACTAATTGTATTATTCCATGTCGTACCACCAGTAATACTACCTGCATTAAAAACACAAGATGAACTTAAATCATCTTTTGAAAAACTTGACCACTGTGAATATAATGTACCATATTCACTTGTTGATTCACCACCTGTTATCATTAGTTTATTATTTGGAACAACAATACTTGTTTTTGTTACTCTAATAATACCAATACAATTAGTAATTACTGTTGGTTCAGATGTCATTAAACTTTTTGTTGTTATTTGTTTAATACTACCAGTATATGCAACACCATCAACAACAATACGAGCACGATAATTATATGTTGTGCTAGGGTCTAATCCACTAATTGTTTTTCTATAATTATTAACACTTAAACTTCCAGATGTTGGAGGATTAGGACTTAATATCCAAGTAGTATTAGTTGATTTTTTATATTGCATTCCATAATATTGAATATCTGAATATCTAATGATATTTTCACCACCAGTATTAATAATAGAATTAATTCCAGCAGTACCTGTCGTTGTTTTAACTGATGGAGATGGTAATGGTGCTGGTTCAGTTGTAATAGTTTTCATATTACCAAAATAACTAAATTCATTCAATACAATAAATGCTCTATAATTATATTGTGTATCATAATCCAACACACTATCAGGAATTGTTATTGAAAAACTATTATTATTAAGAGAACCAATATTTTTAATCTTAATCCATTGACTACTAGATTTTTTCTTATATTCAATACCATATGAAGTTAATATATCATAACCAATAATATTTTTACCACCAGTAATGATACTACCTAAAATACCTGTTGTTGTTTCAACATATAATTGTGGTGGTTCAGGTGGTGGAGGTGGTAAAGTATCTTGAAGAATTTCAAAAGTACTTCCATCATCACCAAAATATTGAAGCAATGCATTACCTCTCATATCATAATTTGTTGTACCACTTGCGACATTAACGCCTCTTTTATACCAATGTTTTTGTCTTGTAAATAAACTATTTCTAATTAATAAGCCACTTTTTTTAAGGATAATTGTTGCAGCCAATAATTGGTCTATGAATCTTTGAAAAAATGCATTATATTTAATTAAAAACGGGTATAGGTTTTGAAATGTATAACCATTTGATTGTAATGGATTATCATCAGCTAATAATGCTCTTTTTAGATATGTTTCATAAAGTTTTAAAACTGTTGGATACCATCCACCTTTAAAATCTGTAATAGTTTTTCTATTTCTTACATTAATCATTTTTCTCTGAACTAATTCAAGGAATTCAAGAAATGATAATTTACTTATATCACCAAGACCAAAAACATCATTTATTACTGGATTAAATGCACCAGCACCCCCAACAAGATAATACGTACTAATTACAGTACCATATCTAATTCCTTTAGGTAAGAATATTTCATATTTATTTTGTACATTAATATTATAATCTTTTAAAGGTTCTAAAGCAATTCCATTAATTAACATTTTTATTTCACTAGCATTATTTACTTTATAATTAAGTTTATAAACATATTTATTTGCACTATTATTAAAATATATTTTACCTGTACTAAAACTATCAACTCTAATAATTTCACTTCTTAAATTAATATCATTACTTCCTTGTACTTCAACATAGGAAATTTGAATTTCTGGATTTTCATTTAGATATGCAATTACATCGGGATTTTGAATTATTATTTGATTTGTTCCACCAGTTGAATTTGTTGGGTCTAAAATATAATCAGCAGTAAATTGAGAAGTGCCTTTAGTAAGTGCAATTCCATTTATTATTAATTGAACATCACCACGTGGAAAACTTGGTAGTGGTACATATGTTCCATTTAATTTAGCATTAACTCTAGTTACAATATAATCAACAGTAATTCCACTAACAGCAACACCATTAGTATCACCAGTACTTATTAATGTTGCTTGAATCACATCGGTAGAACGTATTCCACCACTAAGTTCGGGAATCGTAAATTGATTTCCTGAAACACTGTAATCAGCATCTGTACTTGAACTTGTACCTGATATTGAAGGAGCATTTAATAATATACCATTATATCTTACTTCAAAATCACCTTGGATTTCATCAATGTTATATGGTAATGTAAATGTGTTTCCAACATTCGGTATTGATGATATATTAACATATGAATAAGGCAGAGTATAACCACTACTATTTACTTCAAAATCTTTTTGAATATATTTATATACATCATATTCAATTCCACGTGCAGTGTCTAATGCAATATCAACTTCTTTAGTATTAATTACAAGTCTACTATCTTCTTGATAATATTGTGGTGTACTATAATGAACCCTTGTTGTTGTACCTGTCTGTATCCATAATTTTTTATTATCTGGTGTTTGTCTAAGATTAAATCCAGCCATACGAAATACATCAAGATATGCTTGACCGCTATCACTGTCACCAGATAATTGAAAATAAAAATCATTAGTTTCTAATGGTGCAATAGGATATCCTTCAGTATCATATGGTAGAGAATTTGAAGGAAAATCGTCTTGATTTAATTCTACAGTATTTGGGTTGATTTTTCCATCAACAGTATATACGTATTCTGTAATATTAATAAATGGTTCTGGAATTCCGATTAATAAAAACATTGATTTAATTGCTTGACGAGTACCTTTAGATTTCCAAAAATAACTTGTATTATTTAAAATTCTTCTCCATAACTCAACATCGATTTCTGCTGGTAAAATATTATCATTTAAATTTCTTTCAATATCATCAATGGTTAGAAATCCATCAATTAATTCACTTTCATTCACTAATGAAAAATATTCCCAACCGAAAGTATTTGCCATATTTTTTATAATTTGGTCAGGAGCATTATTTAATTTATCATATGTTACTTTATTGATATTAACTAATGAATCGATAAATTGTCTTAATTGGTCGAATTCAGCACCATATATTCTTAATAATTTACTTATTTTACCTTCTTCAGTAATATCATATGTTTTAAGTGAAGAAGGTGTTAAAAATCTTGCAATTAAATCTGTTTTTATTTTATCATATTTAGCACCAATAGTTAATACAACATCTAAAAATCTCTGATATGATGGTGTATTAACATCAATATTATATCCATCACTGGTTGCCCAAACAATATCAGAATCACTATAAATAATTTTTCCGTCTTCAAGTAATGTAGGGTCTTTTAATTTGAATTGAAAACCTTTATTATTTCTATTAGAAACAATATTTTGTTCATATGAACTGAGTTCAGCACGAAATTCTTCAAAATTAACATTATTTGGTCTAATATGATAATCAACAATACCACTACTACCAGATGTTAATAATTTAAATGGATTTCCTTCAACTTCTAATCTTAAATAATTTGATTTAGGTAATCCTATATTATAATTTGCAGTACTTTTATCAGTATTTCCAGTAAAACCAATAATTTTAAATGTTGTTGATTCAAGACTAGACCAAATTACATATTCATTATATGAATCATTTAAATTTTTCAATTTATTATCATCAGGTGTACTGGTATTACCTAAATTATAAACTAAACCAAAAGTATTTGATATATTTGATGTTGGAATATAGAATATTGATGTATCTGATATATTATCATATGTAAGATTGTTAAATGTATCAACATCTTCTAATTGTGAATTAATGAATAATGAACCGGGATAGGCTAAAATTATATTTTGTATTGATTTTCTAATAAATTCATATGCTGAACCATATCTAACAAATGTATTTAAATCTGATTTATCAAGATTTAAAACAACATTAGTATCATATTTTTGAATTATTTCAGATTGTTTTTCTGAAACACCCATACTATTTAATGTAACTGGACGAACAAATGAACTTAAAGTATTACTATAATCAATATTAACTTTATTATCAAAATTTGTTGTAACAAAAAATTTCCCAAAAGAAAATATTGTGTTCGATGGTGTGTCATTAAAAGACTGACCATTTAGATTATAATTAAGACCTGTTTTTACTACTTTTACTTTAGCCACAATTTACGATTTACTATAAATACGATAAAAAGAAAAAACCCAATTATTAAATTGGGTTTTCATTGTAATTATTAAATTATTATTGAACATCACTGATAACCGAATCAAAATTTTGATTTTCATCAATATTAGTTCTTTTTTCTTTAACTTCATATAATGGAACATCACCAACATCGTCTTTAATTTCATAAATATTAAATTGTCTGGTTATAATCCTGTTTTCATCATAATATGTTAAAATACCATTATCAACATCTTTAACCATTTCACCAGCAACATAATTAGTAAGTGTATCAATTGTATTTTTAACCATTTCAACTTCAATAACTAATGGTGAAAAAAATGTATTTGATATAATTATTGTTTGGTCAGATGTTCCAATTGGTGGTGATGAATTTGGTTTAACATCACTAGAACTACTTGGTGTGACTTGTAAAAATATTAAAGAACCACTATCATCAAATCTATATCTTGTTGCTAATTGATTTGTATTTCCAACATTTTCATTAACAGGAACAACCTTGTTTGATGTTACTATATAACGAGCACGATTTCTTATTTTATTATTTGTTATAGTATCGATATATTCAATTCTATAACCCTGTAATGAATTATTCTCTCTTAATGCTGAAGGTAAATCATTACTATCAATAACAATTCCTTTAACACTAGGTAATGATGATAACACACTACAATTTTGAATAGTTAATGTAATTGTTTTTGGTTTAAGATAAATTGTATATATACCTAATTGTCCAAAAACTGAAGCAGGAAGTCTTAGGTTATAAAGACCTTCTAAAAGATTTTCATTACCTACAATCTGTTCGTCTTCAGGTAAATAATTTTCAGATAAAATCTCGTTTGAATCTAATTTAATTATATTATCATTAATTGTTTCTCTATTAGGCGTATAGCTATAATAAACATCAATATCATTAATGCTTACATCCGAAGGTCTTGTTATACCATAGGTTCCAATGCTCACTTTATTATATTTTATTTGAAATAAAATTATTTTTATCAACAACAATTAATTCAATAGGCATTATATTTTCATTAACCCATTTTATTTTTTTTAATTGAGTTGTGTCATATTTTTTTGTCCATCTACTTTTTTTTAAACCATATAATACATCATAAGTATATGTCGATTTAATTTCAATATATTTATCGTCATATTTAAAATCAGGATAATACGTTCCAAAGGGGGTTAATACATAAGAACAATTTTCGGGAAGATTTTTATTTTCATTAATTAAATGTTCGATATATTTTTTTTCTGATATACCATGACATGAAATTTCATTAACAAGATATTTTTTACATACCCCACCAGTTTGTTTTCTTTTACCACTAAGAACTAATTTTCTCTGTCCTTCTTTCATATTTTCAATAGCTTCTTTTGAAGGACTTTTTCCTGTTTTATATAATGTAGTTGCTTCACTTCTACTCCTTAATTTATTGTTTTTAGATAAAAAACTGCTAATAAAATTACATGAATATCCTAAAATATCTTCAATTTCTTTACAATTTTTTTTCTCATTTAAATATAAATTATATATTATTTTTTTTTCTCTTTCACTTATATTAATTTTCTTCCCATCACTATACCCTTTTATTAATACATTATGTTCTTTAATTATTCTTTTTATTGGTGAAATACTAACATTAAATTTTTCACTAATTTTACGTAACCCCCAATTCTTCTTCACATATAAATAAATAATTTCATTAATATCGTTATCAGAAAATTTCTTTTTAACATTATCTCTATCTTTAACAAAAACACCCTCTCGAATTAATATTTTTTTTATATTATTTTTTTTACGACCTAATCTTAAACTAATTTTTGTAAAAGACATACCATTAATATATAAAGAAACAATTTCATTTATCTCATCTTTAGAATAATTAATTACTGTATGTTGATTTGCCATATTATGTATTATTTATTATTTTAAAATATTTTCCACCAGCATATGTAGTAAGTTCAAATAAATTTCTAATAAATTCTAATCTATAATTTCTATCAAATGCTGATAAATCATTTCTAGTTATAAATACATCATCAATTATTTTAGGATTAGAAATTATTTTATCTTTATTTGGATTTTTTACTAATTCTTTTGATATGAAATTTGCTTCATTTTTTGGAATAAAACTAAATTTTGTGATTGTTGTATCATCAGTTGTTTCATCAACGTATTTAATTCCATTAATATAATAAACAACACTCACACCTGAAGTCGAATTATTATAATCAACACCATTATTTGTCCAACTACCATTACTAACATATTGTTTAGTAAAATCAGTAGTAATTGTATATTTACGTAATTCAGCTAATCTACTATTTTCTGTACTTCCTGTTAACATAATTTATAATCCAAACTATTATATATCATTATTTTTTTTAAATACTTTAATATCATATTTTTTCTATCCATTTTATAATTATAATTTAATGCATTTACTGATTGTAAATATGTGTTTGATGGATAACTATATCTTAATTTAATCCCATAAAAATCAACAATTCCTGTTTCTATACTTTTAAATCTATTTTTATTTTCCAAATAATAAATATCTAATGGTGTTAAGTGTGAGAAATATTGTTTAACTGGTGATTGACCAAAAAAACCATTTGAAAAGGTTATTGGTTTTTCATTAAATTCTTGTAACAATTCCAATTTAACATTAAAAACATCTTCAATTTTTTTCAATACATTCATATCAGATATATTAATATCAATATCTCCAACATATAAATCAGTATTAATACTTAGACGATTAAAATTAAATAAATCTGCAACACCTGCTGTAATAATATATTCATCAGTATTAAAATTTTCACCTAACTTTATTAAGAACTTTCTTATTTTTTTTGAGATAAACATTATTTAACATATTTTTTAATATTTTCAAAAAACTTTTCATATACTATAATTGAAATTTCTTTAATATCTTTTATCATATCATGAATTTCAATTTCATTATTAATAGCATTATCATTTATTTTAAAATTATTAATATAATCTCCCTTATATTCGGTACACATTTTTAATATTTGATTTTCATGCATAATAACATATTTTTCGTTTTTTAATTCCATTATCATTTTATTATAAAAATTACCCACCGTATCTGAATGAACTATTTTAAAATTTAAAGGTAAAATTGAAAAAATTGACATTCCTGTGAAATCAGTAAAAACTATTATATCATTATTTAAATTAGCATTAACTGTTAATATACTATAGAACATTTTAATTAAAATATTCTTGACATCATCGAGTTTTTTTTCCATTAAATAAATTTCTAATGGTAAATAATATATTATCTTATGTTCCATCATTCAATATTTTATAATAAATCATTTTTTTTCTTAAATATTTTAATAATCTTTTTGTCTTAGGAGCATTACCATACCAAAAACTAATTGTTGAATTTAATTGCATGTATCTATCAAAATCATCGACAATTGTAATATTTTGTCCATTATATTTTTCAGACACAGTTTGAATTAAATCATATGTTTCTTTTGATGTAAAAAATATATCAATATGTGTTTTATTTATTGGTAAAAAATAATGACTAACATTTGATTTATTTGTTATAGTAATTAATTCTTCACAAGGCAAATCAAGTAATTTAACCTTAGAATTAAATATTTTTTCTAATGCATATATAAAATTTATATCATATGTTATAATATCAATATCACCAATATTTACACTAATATCAATATCTTGTTTAATAAAATGAAAATAATCAGATATACTACCACAAACAATAAAATCTGTTTTAATATTCTTAATAATATTATTTAATACTTCATTTACATTATATTTGATTTTTTTCATAGTGTTTTAACTAAATTTTCAATGTTTTTATGTTTCAAATATTTAATTTTTGCATTGGTGATTGTTTCTTCAAATCGTTTAATATTTTCTTCAAATTCAGGATAATCATTAATTACTTTGTTTCTAACTAACATCACAAAATAATCAACAAATTTATTGCCACTTAAAAGATGAGTATAACCTATCTTATTACCTGCTTCATTTAATCCAAACTCTCTTATTAATTCATCAGATAAAACTTTATAAAATTTCATTTTTTTTATTATTCCTAAATGATATAAATTAAATTGTTCAAAAATCATTGTTTGATGATTAATTGATTTAAATAATCCACTATTCATTAAATCATTTAATTTTTCAGCTACTTTTATATAATAATTCATAAAACTCAAATTTTTAAAACCAATAACACCATTATTATATCCAATGCTACCATTGAGTTTTATTGTTAAATCATCAGGTATTTTATTAACGAAATTATACTTAGTTAAAACATCAATATTATTTCGATAAAAATGACCATATACTCCATCTGAAACATCAATAGATTGTACTATTCCATCATAATCATCACTATTTATGTATTCAGTTAATAAATCATTAAATAAAAAAACATCACTATCAATATGAATGAATGGTTCTTTTTGCTGTTCAAAAACATGAAATTTTAACAGTCCCCATTCATTACCATAATTAACACCATTAACATGTTTTAATTCTTCAATAATAACTTCATCATAAGGAATAAACTTTAACATATTTTCATGTGCAAATGAATTACAATATATTGTGACATGTCCATATAATTTTTTTAATGTAATATAGCTAAGTAATGATGAATAAAAATTAATTAAATAATTATCATTATCATCATCACTATTAAAACAGATTTTTTTATCTATTTGAAAAAATGACTGTATTATCTTCATAATAAATTATTTAAACCAATTGGTGGATACGTAACTTCAAAACCATTATCTATTTCCCCATAATAATAACCATCGCCAAATACATCAAAAAATCCTAAATCAATTGTTTCCTGAACTAATCCGATTTTTAAATGATAAGTAACACTTAAATCAGGAATAATTACATAACAAGTACCTGTTGTACCAGTACATGCTGTAATTCCAGTTGTCACAGCTTGTAATATTGTTTTTTTTAAAACTTCCATTAAGTAACATTTTTTCTTAATAATACTTTAATATCTTTTTCAGGATATTTTATTTCAAACATCGAATCTCGTGATGAATAAATTGTATTATTTTCAATTTTTATTTCACCTGTATTTTTATTTAATATTGATTGTGAAATAGAATTATTCGAATATTGCTCACCAACTTTATTAAAAACTCTAATATTAATAACATTAATAACATTGTTAACATTTAAAATTTCTTTTTGAAGTTTACCAAGAAATATGTCTTCATTCATTTCATGATTATTTATATCAAAAAAATCACTTACAATAGTAATAATACTATTTGCAATTTGATTATCAGCTACATTATCAACATATGCATCAATTTCAAAACCTAAATTAATAATTTTACCGTCTTTAACTTCAACATAATCATTGATTGTTCTATATTGTGTTAAATATTCTGTAATATTTGTTTTTAATAAAGAATTACTACTGTTTGATAATTTACCATCAGAACCTATTCCAAGTATTGAAATCACTACTTTATTATTTAATTTAAATGCATTCGCTCTATATGGTGAACCATATCTACCGGGCATTTTATATATCTCTAATAAATAATCAGTTAACGTCACATTTCGTTGTTGTGAAGAAAAATTATATTTAATTAGTTGTCTGATTTGTTCTGTACTTAATCCATCATTACCCCCGATTGCAGGAATAGGATTTGTTGTTGTTAAACTTCTTCTAACTTCTTGATTGAATTCTTGAAGGCTTCCTTCGACTCTTAAATCATATGAACCAAGATTAGTTAATACATTTGAACCAATGTTTGATGAACTTCCTCCACCTGTTCTATATTTAACAAATAATGTATGATTAGCTTTCAATTTTTCACCCAAAGCCATGTTATTTAAAAAATTCTCAAGAAAATAACGATTACTAACACCTTCTTTAAGAAATCCATCTTTAAAAGCATCAACATCTGAATCGCCAGAACCAAAAGTTAATCTACAAAAACCTCTTGTAGTATATTCTTTAATAAACTTTTTAGTAACATCAATCCATCTCGCTGCTTTAATATTATCTATTGTATTTCCTGATGAATTTAAATCATCAACAAAAACTCGTTGTTGTGCTAGATAATCAACTTCATAATATCTATTTTCAGGGTTATTAAACTCATCATTACTTGGATTATTTCTATAATTTGTGCCTTCTAATAATATTACACTTTCGATTTCAATAACATCAGGATCGGGAAGAATAAATGAGTAAAAAGGAATTACATTTTCTATTGTAATTGCTTTTTTAAAAATACTAGTTCCACCATTTATAACAACTTCTCTTTTTTTAACAGTATAACTTACTGGAATTCCATTATTATCTAAATTTGGAATAATACTACGATTAGGGTCGCCAAGACTACTAACACTTGAATTCCAATCAATTGTTGTTTGAGTTTCAAATACTTTTCCACCACCTAATACTTGTGCTCCACTACGTAATACTGGATAATATGTTGGATTAGGAGCATTTCCAAGCACTGGAACTGTAACACTAAAATCAACAAGAGTAACTGATGGTCTTCTAGCAGGTATATTAAATCCCATATTTTTTGCAATATTTAATATACTTGCTCTTTGTTGAGCATATTGTAATTGAGTTTCTTGAAATGCTCTATCGGTATTAACGCTAAGATTATTACCAACACCAGCATTTAAATCAATCATCATTGCACCGACACTTGAATCTGTAAAATCTGAAAGAATTTCAGGATACATTTGTCTTATTAATGAAATTAAATCTGTTCTAATTTCTCCAAATGTTCTACTTCCGTATTGAACAACATTTCTTGTTTCTGCCATATTCTATTTTTTTAAAAATTTAAATCAATATTACCTTCTTCTGTTAATGAACCTTCTGTATACGTAAATTTAATATTAACATTTAATTGTGAATCAGATACTTTATTTGGATCTTCATTAAACGATACTGAACTAATATTTATTTGAGGTATATATAATGCAACAGTATCACGAATTTCTTCTTCTACCTGACCAGATGTTAACGTATCATTTGGTTCAAAAATATATTTCAATAAATTAGTACCATAGTCTGGTTCATAATATCTTTCACCTTTTTCTGTTAATAAAAGTAATAATAAATTAGAACTATAAGCGTCTTCAGTAACTTTGTTAGTTTGAATAAATCTATTAGTTTCATTATCGTCTCTAAATGGAAATGTTATATTGTATGAATTCATTATAATTTATTTCCTATAAATACTTATAAACAAAAAAACCCCGAAAAATAAATTTCCAAGGTTTTTTACAATATTAAAACTAACTATATTACTTCATGACTTTTCTTTTATTTTTTGTCATTGCTTTTTCTTCATCTTCTCTCTGTTTTTTCTCATGAAAAAGACTTTTAACAGATTCTTTAAATCGAATTACTGAATCATCACCATATTTATTCATTACACCACTATGTGTAACAAAATCAGGTTTTTCAAGAGAAACAGCATCACTTTCACTCACATTAACACCAGCAAGACATTCAACAAATGCAATTTCTTGCATATCATCAGGTAAACCATCAAATATTTCTTCATTAACGACTACGGTAAAGTTAATACCATCACTAAGAACTTCAGTAACATCATTTGTTTTATTAATTTTATAAAGTTCTTTTTGTTTTTTATTAGAAAATAATTCAAACTGAATCCAATGCGGGATTGCTGTTTTATCTCTAATTCCATCAAATAATTTTACAATGTCTTCAGACGCTTTTTCAATTTTTGCCATAAATTTATTTTTAATTGTTTTTACTCATTAATTAATTTACTATATTTCATTTCGATTGCTTCAATTTTTCTAGATAATTCAATATATGCTTCATTTTCTTTAGCAAAATCGTCAGAATATTTGCCACGTGCTTCACCTAATTTATCTTTAAATTTATCATTTAGATTTGTAACAAATTCAAACATATCAGATATACTTAGTTTAACCATATCTTCAATTTCAATTAGTGTTACAATTTGTGCATTAACTAAATCATTTTCTTTAATTTTACTCATTTTCTTTTCATATTCTGAATTAAGTTCTAATGCTTCTTCTTCAGTTACGACTGATTTATCTGAAACATTTTCAATCTTTTCTTTTAAATTATTAAAATCTTCTTCAGATTTAATTGAACCTGCTTTAATTTCAGCTAATTCTGAAATTTCATTAATTTTTCTTGCTGCTTCAGAATTAAATTCTCCGCCATCAGCAGCTTTTTTTAAATTTTTTAAAAATTCACTCATATTTTTAAATATTATGACCCAAATCTTTGCATTTCAATTCCTTCGAATTTCAATACTTCATGTGTGTCGTTATAAATTATTCTTTTCTTAAAATTATTAATACCAAAACTCATTAATTCACCATATTCATCATATAAATGAACTTCTTTAATATTGATTATGTCTTTAAATATATCTGATTCTTCATCAATTTCAGATGTTTTGAATTTCAAAGGTACAAAAAATTCTAATTGCCTGTACTCAAAACCGATTTTTTTAACATGTAAAAATTCAGAAAGTTCTTCAATCTTGTTTATAGCTTCATTTTCTCGCACAATTTTAATTGGAAATTGGAATTGTTTCGATTTTTTTTCCATATCAAGAACTGTTAACTCACCATTTTCATTTTCTTCAACAACATCCATAACTTTAACTAATCCAACTTCAATTGGTTTATTGTTAAAAATATATAATATTTCTAAATCATCATCTTTAGTACGTCTTTCTTCAAATTCTAAAACCAATACATCACCAAGTGTTTTTCCAACATGCTTATGTTTACCATCAAAAAAACCATAGTGTTCATATCTTCTACCCCACTTATCTTTCATACCATAACTTGTTCCATACTTATCGGCAGCAACTGCCATTTGGTGTGGAGTTGCTGTTCTAATAAACTTATCTGCTTTTTTTAAAACATCATAATAGTCTCGTACATATTTTCTATCAGTTTGACCAGCATAAAACTTTTCAAGTAATTGATTTCTATGACGCATCCTTTGATTCTTTTTTGATTTTTCATCCAAATCATTAGGATTTGCTTTAAGAATCTCTTGTTCAGTATTAAATAATGCAATACTGATTGCAAACAAAACTGAATGTAATTTAAGATAAAACCAAAGAATTATATTTTGAAATAATTTTTTCATTATATTTTATTTATATTACTCTTGATATTTTTCATTGATTTCATTAATTGTTTTATCTTTTTCAACAATCTTTTTTTTAAGTTTTTCATTTTCTTTTTTTAACTTTTCTTCTCTCTTTTTATAATGTTTATCAATAACATTTTTTATGTCATTAAATAACATCTCATTTTCTTTTTCAAGTCGTTTCCTTTTAACTTCAAAGGCTTCAACTTTAGCTGTTTTTGATGCACGAAATAGTGAATCAGTTAATGAATTAAGTCTTTCAGTATTTTTTTTATTTAATATTATTTCTGTATTTTCAAACTTTAATTTTAATTCTTTACGAATAAATCTCTTTTTTAAAAAATCTATGATAAACTATCTAATTTCATTTATTTTTTTCATAATCAATGTTTTTATTAAAATTATTTTTTTCATAATCAATGTTTTTATTAAAATTATTTATAATAAATACTATAAATAAAATTATTATGTTTTTAAGTTATTTAATACCACTGATTCATAAAATTCAGTACGTTTTTTTGTAACTTCAGCTAAGTTATATTCGATTTTAAAATCTTCATATAATTGCTCACCAAGTCGTTTTCTTAAATCAGCATCAAGTATTAATTTTTTTAAATATTTTTTCCAGTACTTATGTGCATTTTTTTCTGCTGGAATTAATACACAGTTTTCCATATGCCTACCATGAACATTATATGGTGGAATATCTGAACATACAATTGGAAGTTTACGTGTCCAACATTCAACTTGTTTTAAGTTCGATTTCATTCTGTTAAATTGATTATCAGCAAGTGGAGCAAGAACTATATCAGTTTCATTTAATACTTGTGCATATGTATTGGCTTTTTGTGTCCAACGTCTACCAAAATTACCTTCATTTTCATAAGTAACATCTCTTTCAAAATTCATTAACCATTGAAGATAATCTGGATTATCAATTATTTTATGATTATCAGTTAATATTTTTTCATAAACTAAATAAACACTTTCTTCTGATTTAATATCACGTTGTTCTGATTTAAATACTTTATCCCTATATTTATCTTTTAATTCTTGAGATATATGTGGTATTTGGTCAACATCACCTCTGGTTTTATTAATTGACTTAACTACATCCTGTGTCCATAATCCTATTTTTTGTAATTCTTCAGCAAATTCTTGATTAAAAGTTATATCTGTTGTACTTCCTTGTGTATCCCAACCAGCAATAATTATTTTAAATTTACCTTTGGTTTGTGGGTCAGCATCTAAAACATTCATTACTGTTTCTAGTTGTTGAACATCAACCATATGAGAACTACCTGCCATATAAGTAATTCTAACTAATCCATCTGGGTCTGGTTTCCAATTATTTTGAAATTGTTTCATCCATGTAGGGTCAACACTATTATAAAAAACACCAATGTTATCTTTACCAGTTATTTTCTTTATTTCAGATGCAAATAAATCAGTTGTTGTTGTCACATAATCAGCAATTTTTAAATTCTCAATTATCGGTATAAATAATTGTTTTTCTTGACTAAGACTATAATATGGATGTAATTTATGTAATTTCCAATAATCATCAATATCGACAATTAATATTGTTCCTGATTTTCTCAATTCATCAGCTAATCCCAACATTTGTGCCGTATCACTTAAAAATTGACGATGATAATGAATTATATGAAATGATTTAAGATAATCAATTATGTTAGGGTCATTAAAATCTAATTGTGGATTGATTTCAATATAAAATTCATCCGAATGATTTCTTTCCAGTTCTTGTGCTGGTGTTTGTGTTCTAAAATAGTTTACTCCTGCGCCATCTAAATTATAGAATAAGATTCTTATTTTTCCATCCATATTTGATTATAAATTTTTATAAAATAATGTAATTTATTATTGTTTATAAGTTAATACGAAATTTAATAAGAAATCTTGAATTAATAAATAAAAAAGTCAACAAAAATGTTGACTTTAAAATTTATATATTTGTTTTATTTATTATTCATCATCTTTTTCACTACTACTTGATTTAGTAGTCGATTTACTACTTAACTTAGTACTTGACTTAGTACCTGATTTAGTACTTGATTTACTTGTTGATTTTGTATTTGATTTTTTTGTATCGACTTCATCATATTCATTATTTTTATCAATAATAACTGGTTTCTTTACTGCTTTAGGTTTTTTTGTTGTTTTTAGTTTGTTTTTACTTGCTTTTGGGTTTGTTTTTTCCATTTTTTCGGCAAGTTCAGTAGCACTTATTTCAGTAACTGTAATTAAATTTTTAATTCTTAACCTATGTATTGATAACGGTAGTGATTCTACTGTTAAAAATACTGTATCACCTGCTTTTAATTTAGTATTTTTCTTAATTCGATTATCAATATATTCAATATTTACAATTGTATTATATTTAGAATCACGTCTACCAACAAGATTTGTTGTATTTGTTATTTTATATGTTTTCATAAATTATTATTTTAATCCTTGAATTATTGTATCACCATATTTAATTCCATCATACCCCATCTTCATTGCTTTTTCAGCAACTGCTTTAGTTTTTAAATTAATTGGTGTTGTATTATGTTTAGTACTTAATTTTTCAAAATTAATATTTGGAAACCAACTTTTTGCTAAAATATCAATTGGGTCTTGACCATCTTTATATGTAACACCCAGACTATTAGTATCCATTAAGTTATTAAATTCAATTTCATATTTATCATAACCTTCAACTGGTTTTAATGTAAAAAAATTACCAATAACTGAATTTTCTTTAATTGGCGATTGTCTATAACCAATTAAAGTTTTTTGATTTTTTATTGGTGTTTCGCTTTCCGATTGAATTGCAATATTATCTTCTTCTAATGAATTTAGAAATTGATTTTCATCATCACCATAAAAATTAATTGTATCTTGAACCTGAACTTCTTCTAAACCTTGTGATTGTTCATAATCATAAATATCTTGTATTTTATTTAATATTCTACAAGCATCTTTATGATTCAAATTAATTTTAACACATTTAATTGATATTTTATCAAACATTGATTTAAAATATCGATGATGACCATCACAAATATGATTATCAGAACTAATCCAAATAGGTTTATTATCATCAAGAATAACCCCAGAAATCTCATCTGAATACACTATTACTTGTGATGGTTTGATTTCATCATTTTCACTTGGTGATAATTCAATTATATTATAATTAATATTTTCATTACCTAGTTTCTCTAATACAATAGAGTAATCCATATTTAATTGAGGTAAATGATATGGTCTTCCATTTTTTAACATAATATTTTATTATTTTTTAATTCACACTCTAATGCTTCTTCAAGATATGAAAACATATTATATGTTAGTTTTAATAATTTATATCCATTTCTAACAACAAAATCAATTTTTTTTCTATCATATTCTTTTTGTTTTAATAGTTTTTTCATTCCACCAAAAAATTTAATTGGTTTAGTATGTTGTATTCCATCGAACTCAATCATCATTTCATACTCTGGAAGGTAAAAATCAAAAAATAATGAAGATTTATCACCAATTAATCCATCAAATGATACTTGTTTTTGATAATTAATATTATTTTTTAATAAAAATTCTGTAATTCGTTTCTCACCACGAGATTCTTTACATGACGGACAACCAGCACCACTTAAATGAGAGTGTGATGATTGTTTAAACTTACCATGTTTATTACAAATAATATTCACTTTATTTTCATACCCATTATATTCAACAATTGAATAAATATATCTATTACCATGTATTTTAATTGCGTTATTAATAAAATCTTCAGTAGTAAATTTATTTATTTTAGATGTTTTTTCATATTGACATTTCCTACAACCATATCCACTTAAATGGTCATTCGGTTTTTGTAAAAATTCACCGTGTAATGGACAAACAATTTTTACTTTAGTTTTATTATTAAGATATTCAACTAAATCATAATTAAATTTATTACCATGAACTTTCTTGGCTTTTACAATAAATTCTTCTTTTGTTAGTTTTTTTGGCATTATTAAAATTTATTATAAATACTCTTATTTAAAATTTATGATTTCTTCTTGAATTATCTCCAATAATTTATTTGTTGAGTCAAATGAAACTCTTTCTAATAAACTAATTTTATCATTTTTAACATAAAAAATATTATATTGAATATTATCAGGTAATAAATCTTTAATTTTAGTATATTCAACAATTTTATTTGGTTGTTTATCAGCGAAATCATCATAAACAACAATTTCTTCTAAATCATCATTATATTTTTAAATTTTTAATATAATATCACCTTTATCTTCTCGACCTTTTTTTGTGATTAATTCATCAACATTAATATTATTTAACTTTAAAATATTTTCAAGTTCTGGACGTAATTTTTCCAAACGAGAAGTTAATATTATTGTCGTTGTATCGGGGTCAGCCATGTCTTTTCTAAGAATAGATAATATATTTGGAAATGGTTTGATGTCAAACACATTAGTATCTAAACTTTCTTTACGACCCCACCATCCTTTATGAGGATAAGGTTTTCCATAAAATTTTTCCCACATAGGTTTACCTTCTTCAGGAGAAAATGTGTTTATTAAGGTAGCATCAAAATCAAATACAGTTAATCTTTTCATTTCATATTATTTATATATTGTTGTCATTATAAATTGTTCAATATCATCAAAAGGTACTAAAATAATAATGTCCCTACGACCCATTCTTCGATATCTATGATAAGCAATTTCTAATAAATCATCAGGTTTAATATATACATAACCTGTTGGATTAACGATTTTACTTTTAATAAATTTTTTTAATTTAACTCTATCAATTAAATCGAAACGGTCTTCTCTTTCAAATGCAATTACATGTGCTTTCCCATTAATCCATCCTTTATCACCATTAATATTTTGAAATTCAACCCAAGTAAATCCAGTTTTATGACTTTCTTTATATCCTTTAACATCAACACGTGCAGATTTTTTATCCTTTATTATTTTGATATCCCAATGTTCATATTTATCTTGAAAATTGTTTGATTTAAGACATTTATAACCGTCACGTTCTGCTAATTCAATGAAATAATCTTCAACCTTCAAACCATCTTCATACATTTTTTTCTGTAATTCATTAATATGATTATTCATAATAATTAAATTTTATATTATTTTTAATACGTATATTTTGTTAATATATTGTAATCTTTATCAAGTGCCATTAATGCAATTTCAACTTCTTTTAAACATTCATTAATTCCACCACCACATAATACAATTCTTCCACGAAATCTTTGTAAATATTCCATTAAATCAGGAATATTTATCATATCATCAGCAAGCTCTAATAATTCACGAACATCAGAATGACCATACTCGTTCATGAATTCATTCCACATATTTTCATCAATTTCTCTACTATTATTTATATTATGACGAACCATATATTTAATTAAATCAACAATTTTATCATCATCAATACCTTCATCCATACAAAAACGAAAAAATGCATATCCTTTATCATAAAAATTCGCTAATTCTATTATATTTTCTTCCAATCCATTCTCAAATAACCAATATTTATATTCATTTTCATCGGGAAATCCTAAATCAAGACCGTTAAACAGAAATGTTAACGAATTCATTGAATCATAATTATTATTTATAAATTCAATAAAACTATTTAAATTAAAATCAAATGCTTGTTCATATGTTGGTTGAATATCTATTGATATTAAGTCAACACCACTAACTGAATTCACGCCTGAATTTTCAAGCAATTTATTACGTTGTACTTCTTTTAAAAGTTGTTCTTTTCTCATTTATGACACTTCTTCAATTTTTCCAGTTAATTCAAATGAAAATCCTATTTTTCTCCAATCAGTTAATTTATTTGACATAAACGGTTTACCACCTTCAGTACGATTAACTACAATAATTATATGTGGTTTAACATTTGTTAATGGATATCCTTTAACACCAATAGCCATTACTTTATCATCCATAACATAATCTACCACATTTAAATGAATTTCTTTTCCATCTTCCATGTCTTGTTTTTCTTGACTTCCATCTTCAAGACCACCCATTTTTATTGTCATATGGTCAGCAATAATCTCCCAATCTTCAGGAATCATTTGACTAAATACTTTAATTAATTGTTTTCTTGATTTATCATCAAGAACTACTGCACTATATGATATTTTTTTTACATCATTATCTTCTTTTAATAAATCTCTATCAGTTAATTCCCAATATAGTTGTCTTTTCAAATTTTCATCTGCTGATTCATCTTCATAATTATTTTGAAGGAATTCTAAAACACTTGCCTTTGATGCATTTTCATATACTGGTTTTCCATGCTGATTATTCCATTTATCATATTCCTTAACAAAGAAATCTATAGTAACTTGTTCACCATTAATATCCCAAGTATCAGGAGGTTTACTATAATTACCATAACCTTCTTCCATATCATTTGTTTTATTAACCAAAGATAGTAATTCTTCCTTATTATTCCTAATTTTGTCAGCATAAATCCAAATTAACATCGATTTTTGCATATCACCAACAGCTTTTCCGCTAAGTCCTTGTTGCATTAAATCATTACCATTAACTGCTAATTCATTTACTGTTTTAGGGTATTTACCCTGTAATAATTCCTGTCCAGCATTTCTGATTGTTTCAGGTAATATTTGATTTTCAAGTGTTTGTGGAGCAATATTATACATATTACTTGCTAATGACCTTGCTTTTACACTATCTGTTTGTTCATTAGCTAAATCAGAATTAAATGCTAGGTCTAATGCTCGTAATTCTTTATAAATTTTATCTCTTTTAGCATCAGTAGTACTAAATCGACTTAAATAAAATTCAGGTGGATTCTGTACAACATCATTCATCATTAAAAATAGAAATTCACCCATTGTTTTTACATTATTGAAATCTCTATCATCAATTTGTGATTGTTTAATTTCATTACCAAAAATCTGTTTAAATAAACCAGTATTTACTAATAATTGAATACCAATACGTGGATTACCTTTATTTACTATTTTATCTAATTCAATTAATATTCTTTCAGGTGCAATTTCTGTAATCTTATCTGCATTATCAATAATCATTTGCATTGTTTTAGGTTCAATTGTAAAACCAAAACAACTTGCAAATTGTATTGCTCTAAGCATTCTGAGTGCATCATCACTAAATGCTTCTGGATTAGCTGCTGAAATTTGTTTGTTTTCAATATCATCAAGACCACCTAAAGGGTCAATAAATTTACCTGTGTTTAAATTTAATGCCATTGCATTCATTTTAGCATCTCTTCTGATTAATTCATCTTCAATCGATAAATTTTCATCACTTTGAATTTCAAATCCCCTATGACCTCCTTCACCAGTAGGTATATCCTTTCGAGGTAATGCGATATCATAATCAATTCCATCGTTGTCAACAAATTTTAATACACCAAATGATTTCCCAACTAAATTTACATCACCAAATTTTCGTAATTTTTGAATTAAAGAATCTATAGATGCTTTTCTAACAACCAAATCAACATCTTTATTTTGATTATTTAATATGAGGTCTCTTACAATTCCACCCACAAGATAAACTTCAAAACCACTATTAATTAATTCTTTAATAAAATTTTTTTCTCGATAATATTGTGTAATTTTATTTAACTTCCCCATATTTTCTAAGTCTTTGTACCACTGTTCGCACAGAACTCTTTGGTATGTTTATTTTATCTGCTATATCTGTTTGTTTAATACCTGAAAGGTATAATAATTTAATTTTGTTAATAATTTCATCAGATAAATTTCGTTTCGTTAACATATTTAACATTTTGATAAACTCATCAAATCTATTTTTTTTTCTTTTTAAAGAAAATGTACCATCATTATAAAATAAATTATTAATTTTTCAATATTTTTATTACCTCTAATATCTAACATACACGATTCTTCATTATTATGTCTATATCTAATTTTACTGCTTGTAATACTATATTTATATAATATTTTCTTTAATTGTGTTAAAACGCTTTTATTTCCCGAAAAATTGACGGTATATTCTATATATTTCCTACTATTATTTGAATATATTGACCCATCACCATCAAAAAATCCTCTTAAAAATGCTTTTTCATATTTTTTATTATATATTGGTAATGTTTTTGACTGATATGTTTTATTATTAATAATACCAAATTTATTTAAATCAGAAACAATTTTATTTGATGAAATTGTTAAACCAACATATTTTTTATTTTTTTTCTTATTATAAGAATTATAAATTATGCCCCCATAATCTAATTTTTCTTTAATAAAATCAAGTATTTCAACATCTTTTATTGCTAACCAGATACTCAAATAATTTTTATAAACACTACCATCAGCATATATAAACCCTAATATATATGCTTTATCATCCGAATCAATTTTTTCAAAATAATTTTCATTTAAACTATATTTCCTTGGTCTTCCCATATTAATATTTAATAATAAATACTAATATGTCTACGAAAAGCATCGTTTACATTAAATTTCTTGCTTCACTAATATTTTTCATAATTTCTCCTTCATCAATATTAGGTACAAGACTACTAAAATATTCTTGAAGTTCCAAATTATTTTCGATTTCTTCTTTAATTGATTTCAAAATCAAGTTATTAATATCACCTTGATTACATGCGACACTAGTATTTCCTTTACCACCAAGACGACATTTCTTTTTTACTTCAACAGTTTTTGAACCACTTCCAAATGATTTATTTCTTTCTTCGTCCATAATTAACTCATCATTTCTTTAATATAGTTATAGATTAAATCTTCATACATTGGAATATTTTCAGTTAATTTCTTATTTGAATCATCGTCTTTAATAATATTATTTTTTTTCAAAATTTTAATAAATAATTTAAATACATCATTAAAATAATTAAACCCCATGTGTTCTAAATATTTATTTTTATTATAATTCATTGAAAATGTTAGAAATTTTAAATCAGTTAAATCTTCACGACTTAAATATTTTTTACTTTTAATTTGGTTAATAAGATTGTTAATTGATTTAATATATTCCAATATTTTGTCATCAGTAATGTTTTGATATTCTTTTTTACTTAAATTAATATCAGATTCACCCAGAACATATTCATCATTACTAGCATCGCCTTTAACATGATTATATTCTAAATCTTCATTATACATTGCAATATTAGCATCTAAATCATTATTAATACTCGGAGAAGTATCATTAGTGTTATATGATGGAAAACCATCTTGATTTATTGCGTCATCAGTAGTAAATTTAGCTGTAGCATCTTCAGGTAATGTAATTAATTTGTCATTATTAAGATTTGGTTCTTGAACGCCACGATAACCACCAGTATCAAAAAATTTTAATACACCGTCTTTATATCCTAAATTAGCATTTTCAATATAATCAACAGATTTAATGTCAAAATCAAGTAATTCCTTACGTATATTAATCATTCCAACTAAAAATTCATATGCTTCTTGTCTTTCTTGTTGTGAAACATTTGCTTCTGGATTAGTTGTTAATAATTGTTTTGCAAATTCAAGCATTTGTTCATAATCAAATCTTTTTGGTTTTTTTATTGAAAACATAATATCGACATAACCCATACCATTCGGACTAATTTTGTCAATATCGTTTTGTATTTTCTTAAATTTTTCAATTGGTTTATCATTAATATTTTCTTGTAGTATTGCAAAAAATGATTTATCTGTTTCAGTATCATGAACTTTATATAGATTAAAAATAGTTGCAATATATTCTGGTTTTCCTCTTAATAGTTTTGATGCAGCATCTGCTTCACTAACATCTGATGTTAATTTCAATACTAAATTATTATTAATTTCATATGCAAATCCATTTCCACCACCACCAAGATATCTTGGTGAAGATAAATTTAATTTAATTGCAACTGCTCTTGCTAATTCATCGGCATAGGTTCTATCATCTAAAGAATATTGTTCAACATCAGGTGTTTCTTCATTAATAAAATATTCTTCACTTAATAATTTATCTCTATCATAATATCCTTGATTACTTAAATAATTTTGAAGTTCCAATAAGTTATTATAAAACTTTTCTTTATCATCAACAGTTTTAAGTGTTTCTTTTATATTATTAACACATTCATGAAAACCATCAGCAAGTAAACCAATACCTGAAACAGATTCATTTGGATATTTATTTCTGTTTTTAACAAAATTAACAAATTTTTCATTTATAACACCTTGACCATCACTTACACTATAAGGCATTTGTGCCCACATACCACGTCTAATAACAGTTTGGTCACCAGTATCATTAAGTATATCGTCATTACCATCAGCAAAATTATAAAGTTCATACATCTGATATTTTTGTTTTCTTTTTGGGTTATAATACTTATTATATACTTCATCATTTAATCCATAATCAGTCAAAACAATTAAATGTTCACCATTACGAACAACTTCACCATAACTACTTGGTTTACCCATATCACCAACAGATTGGTTATAACCAGCGATAAAATTAAATAAATCAACAACAAATTCATTTTCCCAAAAAAATTCTTCCATTTCTTTGGATTGGTTCAATGACTCTTCTTTTCCATTATTTTTATCTTTAGTATTTGATAAAAAAATAAATAAATCGTGAAGACTTGGGATTCCTGTAACTTCTTTAATTCTTTTTTCAGTTACTTTTTTTGCTTGTTCTGAAATCAACCATATATAATTTTCATCATAATCAAATACTTCAGCAACAATTGAATTTGAATAATAATCAGATGAGTTTTCTTCAGCTTCATTTTGAGCAACACCTCTGGCGTTTTTGGCTAATTTTAAAACCTTTTCATCATCGATATTATATACAATTCTACCAGTACCACCACCAATTCTTTCAAGATTTTGGTTGGCATATCTTATTCTACCAGCATAAGAATTAATTTTTAGAAATTCTGGTAAGAAATTTTGTTTGAATTCATCATACGTCATATTACGAATATTTTATATTCATAAATACGAAAGGAATAACAAAAAAAAGTGCAACTAGGATTGCACTTTTTTCTTATTTTTTGCTTGTATCTCTCGAATGGTTTCGACAACAACAGATTTTATTAAATCTCGATTCTCATTTAAAACTTCTTTTATTCGTTCAACAGCATACATTTCAATAATAGTACCTTTAATTGCTTCTTCAAAAACAGAACCAAGATTTTCACTTAAATAACCATTAACAACATTTTTTACGTTTTCGGTTAATGCAGCTTCATTAATTTGCATTGGTTGAGATACTGATTGATTTGGTTCTGGTGCTTTTGGTGGTGTAGTTAAATATTTTATTCCATTAAAATCAACAGACCCAGATTGATTACCTTTTTGACTTCCAGTATAACTTGCAATACTTTCAGCAAGTGTTTGTTTACGTTTAGCTTCCATATCAGCATATAGTTGTTCTTCTCTTTCAGGTGACATGTCAACTTGTGATGGTTTTGAAGGTATAGTTGTTGGCGATTGTGTTTCATTAACCTTATATCTAGCTGTTTTATTATTTTTCGCAGCTACTTTATTTTCAACAACTTTAATTAAATTACTTGAAGGAGTTTCTTTCCCCGAATTAAGTGTTGTTATTAAGCCATTTAAAAATTCATCACGTGGTGCAACACCACTTCCAACGTTTTCACCCAATTGTGATGGAGTCATATTTCGACTTTTCTTTTCCTTATCAATTTCGTCTCTTATTTTATTTAAGTCTAGTTTATTATTCGTCATTATTATAAATTTTTATATTTTTTTATAAATACTACATTATTTGAAAAAAGTCATTTTTTTGTATGGAATTGTAGGACTTTTCTTTTCATTAATATCTGATTCTGGTTCATTTACAGTGTCTTGTGCTTTTAATCTTAAATCACTTTGTGTTTTATTTTTTATATCGTTAAAAAATTTATCATCAGGAGGAGCATTTTTCTTAACAATATTATCATATAAATATGGTAATGAACCAACAACTGCAATATCAGGTATATTTTGTTTTTCTTTATCTTTACTTTGAATTAACTGAAAATTATTTTTATCATCAATAACAACTAAATAATTTCCATGTGCTTTTTTATGAACACGACTTGCAATATCACGTAATTTAATTATATCATTAGCAGTTATTTCTCTAGAATTTTTATTCCCTCTTCTAATACTATCCCATTTTTCTTTATTTCTGTCTTTTTTAGGAATCATATCAATTTGTTTTTCTTTATCATATTTATAATCAAATTGAGGTTCATTTTTTGTTGATACATAAGCAATAATACTTGTCATGTCATCATCACCGCCTTCATGATAACCAGCAGGTATCATTGGTAAACCATTTGAATCATTAAATTTTTTACCTGTTGGGTACATTTTTGTTATTTTTGATAAATCGAACATTCTCCAACCGGGTTTAACACCCTCTTGGTCACTCCAAAAATCATGTTGTTGACTATCATGTCTAGTTGATTTATTATCAAAATGCCAACTATTTTTTGGATTGTCTTGCCATGCTCTTAATACAGTATTTCCTTTAGCATTAGTACCAAGAACATATGGTCTTACAGTTCGATAACCAGTTGCATTTTTACCTTCTTCGTTATCAGCATTATAATAAAGATAAACCCATTCATGATTTTGAATAGCATCTATAATATCATTCTGACCAATTCCTTCAGTAAGTAATTGACGAAAATTTTTGATATTCTCAAATAATATTTTTTCTTCGTTTTTCATTATACATTATCACTACCAGCAGTATATTCATTACCGCAAGTATATAAATTACCATTTTTTGCAAGCATTGCTTCTCTATTCTCAATATCAACTGATGTTCCTATTGAACCACCTTCATCTTCGGGGTCTCTTCCTTTTTCATCACCATCTGAAATTGAATTTGGGTGACCTGTTTTATATTCTTTACCTTCAGTATATAATTTACCATTTTTTGCAAGCATTGCTTCTCTTATTTCTTCACTACTTGTTAATAATCTACTAGTGTTTTCACCATCTGCCATTTTTTTAGTTTTTAATCTTTTCTGTTATTTATTATAAATACAATTTAATTATATTTTTTAAATACTAATGTAATAAATTCAATTAAATGTGGAACAATATCAAGATATTCCATTTCACTAATATCATACCAACCATAATTACTATTTTCATCATTAAGTTTAATATCTGTTGGTTCACCATCATATCTACAGGCGAATACATGTTCAATACTATCTTGATGTGTTTCAATTGTAAATGATTTACTGAATTTTTTTATTTCTAATCCAGTTTCTTCCATTATTTCTCTTTCAACAGCTTTTTGAGGTGTTTCACCTTTTTCAATTGCACCACCGACTAATGACCATTTATTCGGCATCCATTGTTTTTCGTAATCAGAACGTTTTAATAATAAAATTTTATTATCATTATTCACAATAACAGCAACAGCATTTTTTGCTTTATCTTTTTTTTTACTCTCGTTAAGGTCTGGTCTTGCCTGATGTGATTTTAAATCAGATTGGATATTATTTCTCATATCTCGTCTAACCTTTTTACCTGTTTTTTCGGCATTTCTATCAGCATTTAATGTTGTTTCAATAAATGCTTTCATTTGTTGACCACCAGCAAGAGCTTGTTGAGTATTATCCATTTTATCAAAATCATGTAATATTCTTTTCATTGCTTGATAAGTTAGATAACCGTTTTTAAGCATGAATTTAGCTCGTTTAACACCTTCACCATTAGGATTGGATACCAAGGCTATTTGAATGTCTTTTAGTACTTCTGTTGGTATTTTATACGTCTTATTATATAATTCTTGATTAGCCATTCTTTTTCTCCAATAAATTTACTAACTTATCAATATCTTTCTTTTCTAATTTATTAATTAGACCAGCGATTTTTTCAATTTTCTTTTCACGTACTTCTTTATCATCAGTTTTAGTTGTCATTTCATCTTCTTTTTTATCAACAATTACTTCAAGAACTTTACCTTCTACAATATTTTCTTGAAATTGTTCATCAAGATTTTTTAATGACTCATCTAAATGTTTTTCAAAAATTTTGATTAATTTTTCACTATATTTATTAAAATTAAATTTAATATTATCTTTAAGAGCATTTTTATCTGAACCATCAGCTTTTTCTTTAGCTATTACTCTAAATTCTGATTTAATTTTATTAGGATTTCTATAAAAATTTTCAAGAATCTCAAGATATAAGTCAAATAATTCATCTGAAACATCATTAACTAATTCAGTTTGACCTTGATTTTTTTCTTCACCTTCCATAAAAGGCATTAATGTGAATCCGAAACGACCCAACATATCGTATCTAAATGGTTGTGTTCCTACTTTCGCATTATAATCACTTGTGTTTTTTGCTTGAGTATCAGCATCTTTATCAACATCAGGTATATCATTTTTACCAATTAATTCACCATTTCCATCAATTATTTCAGCTAATTCTTTCTTTTTATATTTCATGTTAGAATATTTTCATATAAATACTTAATAATATCAATATGTTTCTTCATCAACACCTAAATATTCTTCTACACTTTTATTAATTTCATTTTCAATATTTTGAATATACATATCAAAAGCACCTTTGGCTTCAGGAATTTCAGTAAATAATTTTTCCATTGTATATGTTAAATCAAGACAAAAGACTTGTTTAAATTCCTTAAAATATTCTTGTCTTTTTTTAGCTTGTGCTTCTAAGAAAATTTCTCTATCTGATTTAGTAATTAATTCACTCGATTTTAATTCTTCATTTTTTTTCTGATTTTCTTCATTAATTCTATCGAGTTCTATTTCTATTTCACTTTTTGGTATTTCGATATTATCTCTGATAATTTTCATATAAATACCATTATATACACCAAGACTATAATTACTATTATTTTTAATTAGAACTAAATCATCTTTTTGATAATCATCATTTACTGATTTAATTCTGAGTTTATCACCTTTTTCTTCTAATTTTGAATTTAAGAAATTTAATGCGTTTTCATAAATTTCATAATGGACTTTATAATCATCACGCATTTTAAAACCATCCCATACAAGTCTTGGGTCATATCCTGTCTTATTCCAGAAATCAACTTCTTTTTCGCTTAAATGCATTGATTCATCAAAATCATCGAGGTCGAATGATTTAAGTTCTAATTCATTTTTTAATGGATTAAAATCACCTTTGATTAAATCACCAGCATTTTCACCTTTCTTCACTAATTCTATAGGAATTTTCTCAGCAACTTCTGGTTCAAATGCCGAAAGCAAAGCACCTATTTTTTTATCACTATAACAAACTCTTTTATTAAATGCATCAAGATATCTTTCATAATTATATTCACCAGTCATATCAGGATTTTCTTCAAGGTCTTTAGCACTAATCAATTTGCAACGTAATTCTATTTCACCAGTATCTTTATCCTTTTTCACATCACCATGTGATTTACGTTCACCAGTATTAACATAATAAACAGTACTATCTAATTCAGGTTCAGGTAGCATGTAATTAATGACAACTTTCATAATATCATCAATTTTCTTCGGTTCTTTTTCTGGACTATCAAAACCTAACTCTATTTTATGTTTTTCAAAAAGTTCTAACGCAATTTTCTCTCTTTCTTGAATTAATAATTCCATGTGTGCCTGACTTGCTTTAGCTTTACCATTCTTGTCAGTACCTCTGTTTTTATATGCTTTAAGTGTTTGTTTTACTTTACTTTTACTAGCAATTTTCTTTAAAGGTATTTGCATATATCGAATATCTTCAGCATAACTATAATAATATTCAACAAATTCTTTTCCTTTACCATGAAGAATTAAATCCAAACCTTTATCAATAAATTCTTGAATATATTCAGGCATTACTTTCGATTTCAATGTATTACCTGTTAATTTAATTTTTTCTTTAACTTCACCAGTTTTCTTATCTTTAGTTTCTGAAAGCATTGCATAATTAATACGAGCAAGATTTAAACAAGAAATACTTTCACCATCATTATCAACACTCATATATGGTTTTGGCATTTCAGTATCATTAAAATATTCAATTAAAGCATTAATACCTGTTTTACCACCATAAATCCACATTTCATCAATAGGTGCTTCATCTTTTGATGAATCATCAACTCCATTTTCATTTACTATTATATGTGTGAAATCGGGTATTTTAAAGTTAACACCATCAGTTACAGCTAATAATGCAATACAACCAAATTGACTAAACCAATGAATTGCATGTCTTAATTCTAAACGAGCAACACTTGTAATCCATGCAGCACAAATATTATCTGACCAGTTAAAACTAATGTGTGAACCTAATGCACCATATAACGAGTTATTCAAAATTTTAATAGGTAATTGTTTTACCTTAAACATCGCAATATCTTCTTTGATTAACTTATCATTAAGATATTTATCATGTGCTTCATGATCAACTTGTTTTAATAATCCAAGTTCTTCATTATCTAACTTAGCACCAGCACCCATTTTCTTATAGATATTACGAGTAGTTGTCATATATAACAACATTTTCTGCATAACACCAGTAATATCAAACATCGGAAATACTCCATGAGTTAACTGAATCATAGGGTAAAGAGATGCGTAGTCAATTTTAATTATCTTAGTTGAATATCCTTTTTTATATGTTCTGGCTAATCCACCACCAAATTTTTCAAATTTATCTGGAATTGGAATTGCTAAATCATTTTCATAACTCCATGCAGTAAGTAATAAATTCCAAATACTTGCTGTACCCATAGTACAAATTCTCTGATAAACTGTTGGTACTATTTTAGCAAGCATAAATGATGATTGATTATATAATTCATCAACTTGTTCTGTTTCCCAAAGGTCATCAAGAAGATATTGATGTACTAATTTCTTACCACCTAAAAACGTTGTTAATTTTTTATCAATACAATTTTCTTTAAACCAATCAACGAATGTTTTTTCATTATTAATTAACTTATCATCATTAAGAAATTTAGCTTTATATGTCTTGTATTGTTCATCAGTTATGTTATCCTTATTTACTTGAAGTTTATATAGATTTCTTCCAACTTCTTGAAATTCAGGTGGTAATTCAATATATTCATTTTTTTCATTAATTAAGAAAACATTATTTTCATTATAAAATTTACCAATATCATTATCTTCACCTTTAATATATGTTCTATTTTTTCTTGCAAAGTTTTCAAATTTTGCAATATATTTTAGGTTTGTTCTTTTCAAATCGCTATTAACTGCAGCAGTTCTTTTCGCAGCATGGAGAGTATCAATAAATGAATATCCCCACATTTCAGTTGAAGTATATTTATCAGTTGTATTGCCGTACTTAACACTCGTATTTCCTTTTCGTTTTAAAAGCACACCTTCTTTTAATCCATTTGGGACTTGAGTTAAGTCCATTTTAAGTATTTTAGCTCTCCCTAAAATAAATTCGAAGTCAAAATCTTCAGAGTTATGACCAACAATAACAGCAGGTTTTTTTAAATCAATTAAATTAAAAAAATCTTGGATTAATCTTATTTCAGATTCATCATCATTTTTTTCTATTTCTAAAACTTGTTCAAAACCACGATTATCTCTAACACCAATAGCAAACATTCTAGCAATTTGATAACGTAAACCAGTTGTCTCAATATCATATGTTAATCTATGAACTTCCTTATATTGTTCATACCCTTTATAAAGTCTTGATTGTGTTGAAATAAAAAATTGTTCAGTTGTTTTAACTGAATGAAATAAATCACGATTTCTATAAACAAATTTACCTTTATTATCTCTAACAAAATTTCCAAGTTCATCAGTTAATTTTTCGAAAATATCAATACCGCCATCACGAATATAATTAATTATATCATTATATGACCTATGACTAGTTATTTTATAATAATAACCATCTAATAATCTTTGTTGATTTCCAGTATTTAATTTAGTTATTGTTATACCATATTTAATTTTCTTGCTTTCAATATATGATTCGTCATAATTAGCATATAATATTCGACCAATTCTAGATAAATCCTTCATATACATAAAAGGTTCATATCTTATCTTTTCAATTCTTGGTTCATGATTTGGTTCATGAATTATACATTCAGCATAATTTGTTCTTGGGTCGGTTTCGACATTAACTAAATATTTAATATCTTCATTATATCCTTCAAGGAATCCTTTAATTTCACCTAAAACTTGATGTTTATTCATATTATAATATTATTTTTTAATTCATAATTTAATTAACCACGTTCAATATAATTAATTTTCGGAGATTTAAAAAAATTAATTTTAAGTTGATATGGTTCATTTGTTATTTCATCATCAGAATAATAATTCCAATGATTAAATTCTTTTCCATTTTCATCAAATAATTTATAATTTAATTTTTGTAATTCATGTAAATGCATTTTAATTAAATTTTTCTTATATATTTCAGGAAAATTATTTGTTTCATAATAATTACTACTAATTATCGTTCTACAAGGTACACATTTACAACATGGTTCATATTGAATAATCTTATCATCTTTAGAACCGATAATTTTAGGATTTTCACAACTAATTATTAAATCTAAATATTCTTTAGGTAATTCATGTGCCATATCATATTTTTTCTTTTTCGATAAAGGAAATACTAATGGTCTCAATTTATTATGAATTACTTCATATGATTTATAAATGTTTTGTATATCATCTAAATATGGTATAGCATCATCATTACTAACATAACCAATTTGTATTTCATCAATATCAATACTCTGATAAAACATCATAGCTAATATCCAAATTGGTATTTGTTTAAAATATAAACTATCTTCATTTGCATTAACGCCAACACTTGTAGCATAACTAATAAAATGAATTTTTTCTTTAAATTCTTTTGAAAATTCATCGTATAATAATTCAATTCTATTTTTTTCAAGAATAGATTTTACATCATTATTTTCAATTTCCACATATATTGGGAAAACCTGATTTCCGTCTTTAAGATTCTTCCAAACTAAATATGTAGAATCTAGACCACCAGAAAATAAAACACCTACTTTTTTCATTTTTTAATTAATTGATGAGTTAATTTATTTGTCTTTGGATTAAACTTATATTTTAAATTGTCAATAAAATATTCATTTTCATTTATTACTTTTATTGGGTTTTTAGGAAAGATACCTGATAACCAAAGTGCAGATATTAGATTTTTACCAATAATTTTAAATTTATTATTATTTTTTTTATTTCAAAATCTAATAATTCAATTTCTTTTGAATCATTAAGTAAATATCCTAATATTGAATTAAATGCGATATAAATATCAACTTCTAAATCCGTATCAGATATATCTGCATCATACATTAATGATGCTAATAAAAAATCTTGAAAAGGATTAATATTCCATTTATACTGATTTGCCATGTTTTTCCTTAATTTTTTCAATTACTTCACTTAATACCGATTCATTTATATTTGAAGTATAATCTTCATTATCAATAACTTTAACAATTTCTTTACGTTTTCCTTCAATAGCTGAAAATATATAATCATCAATTGTATCTGGAAATATTAACGGGTAAATATTTACCACATTCTTCTGACCAATACGATGACAATTATGTACAGTAGATAATCCGACAATAAATGATTCATCATCTTCAATTGTCAAATCATATACTCTTTCATCAATTCGTTTTGGTTTATAATTTTTAATTTCTTGAATTGGATATATAATGTTACCATTATGATTTTTAATTAACATCTTTCTTTTTATTTTATCCTGTAAGGAATATTCGACTGACCAACATTTTGCATTATCATTAAATCTAAGTGAAGGAGTATTACCTAATAAGCCTTCCAAAAAAATTATTTGATAAAATAAATATTTTGAAACAGTCGATGCTTGTTGTGTGTTTTTTCGTTTATAACCATCAGCACCATAATATCCATCCAAAAAAGATTTAATTAGAAATTTATCTAAATGAAATATAAAATCAGGTATTGATTTATTATATGCGCCTTCACCAAACCAGATTTTAAAATTGTTTCTTAACTCGATTGATGATATATACATTTCCACTTTATTATCTCTTTTATATTCAGTATGATTTAATATATTAAATTCATTTTTTATTGTATTAATACAATTCAATACTTCTTGATATTCTTTAATATGTCCACATATTGACACTTGATGATTGTTTACATGTCCATCACCAACATATCTACCAAAAGCATATAATAATTCTTTAGTTAAATTAGGATTTAAATAAATGTTTTGTTTATTATGTCTATTTGATTTATATTCTTCAATTTGAAATTTTTCATTATAGTTACCAATGTTAATTTTTGGAAAAACCATTCCGTGTTTCATTATATTAATCTGTGATGCTTCAATCCAATAATATTTATTGTCATTATAATTATATACATATACTTTATGGTCTTCGGTACATCTTAATGGTTTATAAAATCCTTTATATTTAATATCATAAAACGATTTGTTTCTCTCAATCTTATTACTGATATTAGATACTAATTTCCAATTACCTTTAACTGTATAAACTAAATCATTAATTTTAATTTTTTCAATTGGAATATACCCATTTTTAGTTAATACTAATTCACCATTTAAAATACATCTATCAGCAGCTTGGTCATATTCCCCAACACTATATGGTAACGTCATAATAAATAATTTACTTGCAGCAGTAAGTGTAAGTCCATAATTACTCGTTTGAATACTACCTAAAAAAACTTTTAAATTACTATCAGGGTTTTGAAACTTCTTCACTAACTCGGAACGTTCTTCCACGCTTTGGTCACCAGTATGTAATCCAGCAATATCACCAAACATTTCTTTTAATTCACGAAGTGAATCTTTAAAATAATCCATTATTATTACCTTTTCTCCTGTTTCCAAAACATTTTCAATAACATCATTTACGTGTTTAATTTTAAGTTGTGCTAAATACTGTCTTAATCGAATCATTATTGTTAATGGATTTCCATTAGGTTGTTCAATGAATTCATTGCTTACACCTGCTTCAATATCATTATATATTTTTTGTTCTTTTTCTGTCATTTCCAATATAATACGTTGATATGTCTTATCTGGAAGGTCGGTTAAGACTTCAAATTTACGTTTTCTATGTGTAAATGGTGCTATTTTATGGTATAATTCTTCAAATTTTTGTGCCATTGTATCAATTTGATATCCCCAACCCCCTTCTAAATCACGAGTCATACCACAATAATATTCTTGAAAATATTTTTTTGTTGGAAAATCAAGTGGTGAAATTTGATTAAGTACTGTATATAATTCATGTGCACGATTTGGTGCTGGCGTTCCTGATAAAAATATTTTACTAATTTTACCATCCCTGAATATTGATTTACTAAAAGTTCTTTTAAAGTTTTTATAAATATTTGTCTTAGTATTTTTTATTTTTTGACTTTCATCACAAATTACTGCATCAATAACATTAATACCCAATTTTTTCCACTTAGTTAAAAATTTACCACTTTTAATATTGGGATTAAAGAAATCGTAATTTACTATTATATATTTTGCTTCCTCAAGACCACAATCATTTTTATTCCAATTAATTATATGTGCAGTACTATCAGTAAATTTCTTTATTTCATAATAAAAATTAAATTTTAATGAATTAGGTGTTATAACAAAAATTTTTTCAAAATTATTCATCTCAGCATATAATATTGCAGAAAGTGTTTTTCCTAAACCCATGTCATGGCTAATCAGCGTATTACGAGTAACATTCATAAACATGCTTGCAACAATTTGGTGCGGATATAATTTAACACCTTCTTTTAATAATGCATGCATTTCATCACTATACTCAACATATGTTTTCTCAAGTTCTTCTTTATATTTAACCCATTCTTCTTTTTTTATATTAAGGTCAATAATAAATTTCCGTTTTTCTTCTTCTTTAACTTCAATTTTTTTAACTTGTTCAATAAAAATCTTACGACTTTCTTCATTTCCAAAATCAAAATGGATTTTAGTTGACCCTTTATATCTTTTTATTAAAGCAAATAATGATGATACCTTAACTTCCCAACACATCATACCTGCATTCCATTTACGAGTATCTTCAGGTAAATTTTTTAATCTCTGAATTAATTGGTCATTAATTGGGAATCTAAGATAATACCACTGTCTATTTTTTATTCGTTCACAATGTACTACAAACACTAATTTTTGCATAATAATTCAATATAGTACAAAGATAAATAAAAAAATCTTATAAACAATTAATTAATAAGATAAATTGGTGCAACATAAATTCTTAGTGCATCAGTAATGTCTTGTGTATTATTTACTGGACTTGG